CTAATATGGTTAATTATAATTTACAATATGTCGGAGATTCTCAAATGAGAAAGTGTGAGACAAACAAAATGTCAGAGATAATTGAATTTATCTCTACAAGATGTAGTATATTCTCATATTCTCAATATTCTCATATATATTATTATTATTATTTTTCTGTATGTATGTATGTGTGTGTGGAGGCCAAATGATTGAGAAACATGAGAAAATGAGAATCTCGGACAAAGTGTTCGGGAGAATCGGATTTTCTCATACGTTTTGTGTTTCTCATTTGTCTCATCGTGAGAATGTCCAACATTTTGTAGGAGATATTAGAATGAACCTATTTTACCTAGATTGGGATATAAATGAAATTGTAAAAAGTATGAACAATAAACATATTGTTAAAATGCCACTTGAGTCAGCACAAATGTTATGCACGGCCCACTGGTGTCATAATCGGAATGTGAAAGAATTGCAGGATTTGTATAAACCTGTTCACGTTAATCATCCGACAACAATATGGACACGGGAAAGTGCCACACAGTATTCTTATCATTACAATTTATTCTTGGCTATGTGCGAAGAATATACTTACAGATATGGCAAAGTTCATGCTTCGGAGAAAAAATTCAGGGGCAGGTTGGAAAGACCACCAGAAAAAATTGCCAATGTGATTACATGGAGAGAACCTCCACAATGTATGCCAGAAGAATGCAAGGTCGAAGGAGATGCGATTCTGGCATATAGACAATATTACAAAAAATACAAGATTAGTTTCAGTAGGCCGCAAGATTATATCAAGCGTGAGAGGCCGATTTGGTTAGATTAATATAGAAGAAACAAGGAGATAAAAGTATGTCAAAATTGAGAGAATATGAAAGATTGAAGAAGCGAATATTGGAACTTGCAACTGAGAAGGCGAGGGAAGAAGTTATGGTAGAACGAGGGGAAGGCGACCCTGCAAAGGTAAATGATTTGCAAAGAAGATATGATTATAATATGTCAGAGATAGCAAAACTCTATGCTGAAATGTCAAAAGAGGAACGGGATTCCATTGACATTTGAATATCTAACGTGTTGCTATGCGACACCTATTGAAGAATTGAAACCGTTTGGTTTCTGTAATGATTGTTGGGAGACCAATGGAAAACCTAAGGCGATGAAAGGTGAAAGGAATGAGGAAGAAAATAAAAACATGCGAATGTAAGAAAAACCCAAGCATATATTTTGTGCGAAAGAAGAATGATAACCGATACTTCACAGTCGAATGTGATATATGCGGTAAGCGAATAAATTTTCATCTAGGTGGTGATGATTATGAGCGATGAGCATTTCAAGTGGTGCAAAATTTGCGACTCTCATGCCGACCTTTGTGTTGTAGAAGGCAGTTTGAGAGTCTTAGAAATATGGGAGAAAGAGAGTGGTGATAAGAGACACGATTGGACTTCAAGTGGACTGATTTACACCCCAATTTGTGAAGGGTGTTTTGAAGGTCTAATAAAAGAAATATATAGGAAAGGCGGAATAATGGAGTTGATTAGATGAAAACAATATGCGAGATATGCGGTGGGCCATTGACTCACCCTGATGAATTTAAGGTAGGCTATCATTTGTCCTGCTATGAAGATTGGAAGATGAAGAATCATTTCTTCGGTGGGAGCAAAAAATGACTAGGGTCAGAATTTAAAATGAAAGGAGATGAAAAGATGAAAAAAATTGAGATAGGAAACATGAGTCTAAGTTTCAAACTTAGCGGACAGCAAATTGAATACATTATCCGTCAATTTGACGAGCGTGTATTGAGAAGATTTGTAGAGCAAAATTCGACAAATTTAATCGAAATGTTTGAATTGTTTGCAGTTTTGGTAGACAAGGACCAGAAGTTGCGCCAAAGAATTGACAATGCGGATATTTTATCCGATATTGCAATGGATTTTGAAGAACAAGACAGATTAACAACATGGGGGATGCAGTTTGGCACAGAAGAGAGTTCGTAAATGGGCTAGAGAATATCTAGAACAAAATGGACCTTCAACTGCTGAACAAGTCCAACAATATATTCAACAAAAATCAAAGCGTGGATATTCGGTAAGGAGTATCGCTATGATTATGGTTCGTGACCCAATGATTAGGAATATTCATAAGGTTACACACAAAGGGGGTATTACTGAACCCTATTCAGTAAATCTATGGGAAAAGAAAGGTGAAGAAAAATGATGGAAGAAATACAAAGAATGGTAGAATTGGGATTGATTAATCAGTCCGACATTGAACGAATGATGAAGAGAGCAACGGGTGGTGCTTATGTAGACGAGGCTTCAAAAGCCCGTATTGAGCATTGTATTGTTGAATACAACAACATGGTAGACTCTTTGCACCAATTGGGAGTAATCTCTGATGCCCGATTGGATAGCACTAAGGCTAAGGTCAAGAAATTGGTCATAGCCGCAATTAAAGACGGAGAAACACTAGCGGTAGAAACGCAAACACAGGAGGAAGAATGATGGTAAAAGTAACTATTTTGAACCAAACAGGGCATACAGTTCTCGACCTTTCGGTTGAGGAAACGATTGAAACAATTAACAACCACCCAACACATTGGGCTTACGTCAATGGTGAATTGATGACGGTTGAACAAATTATGGCATTGCCAGAAGATGACATCGAGGATGTTGTCCTTACGCAAGCCATTGTAGGAGGCGACTACTGAACGAAAGTTCTTAGTTTCTTTACCCCCTAGTGCGTAGTTTGTGGTCTACGTCATCAAAACCACGTTTTTTAGAAGGTGAAAGGAATGGATGAAAGAGAGATTTTATTTAAGTATTTAGAACGACAAACGGTGTATATCTTGTATAAAGATTTCTGGACAAGGAAATTTAGCAACAGTTTGCAGGACAGGTTTGGCATCAGCCAATACAGAAACCGTCAATTAACAAAGTCGATGGTTTTCGACGATGAGTTTTGGGCTGCTCTTAAGACATCCTCAACTTATCGTTACGTTAAGAAAGAACAAGCCTACAAAACGCTGATGTATAGTATGAGGAGAGATGCATATGATTTGGTTCGTAAAGATGCTTTGGCAAATGCCAAGAGCGATGATTGAATACAGGCGTGAATACAAACAGGTTCAGTTTGTTCGTAAAGTCCGAAAGCAATTCAATGAGGTTCAGTCTTACTTTATTATCATTGATAAGTTTAAGGAACTTTATGACGATGAGGAATTTTATTTAGTTAGTCTAAAAGATATGGCTGACCGAGATAGTGATTTACCTCAGTCTGAACTAGAACGATTTTTTGACAAGGGTGTTGAATTAGGAATATTTAACCCCCGTGTCATTGAAACCATTCCCAAAGTAGAGGCAACTCCCGCTTGGAAACTTTGGGAAGAAGAATAGTGGAGGGAGGGTCGGCAAAAAGGTCATGGACTTATAGTGGGGTTGTGTCCATTATAAGTCCGCATTTTACCTACGAAGTGAACCTTAGGGTAATAGATTCAAAAACATATGCACATATAATAAGGAGATACTATCTAGTCCAAGCACTAAAACCAATTGATAGCGAGAGGGTGAAATGCCCTCATCAAGGAGATATAAATATGATAACTAATAAAGATATTATGAGGCCCATTGTAGGAACTTTAGCCCTACAACCCCTAGCCCTTTGGTGGGCTTGGATGATGAACATTAACTATATGGCAAATCTAGGATTTTTTACAGTAATTTCTACTCTGTATTTGATTCCGATTTACTATTTCTATGAGGAGATTTTTGACGGAGGGAAAGCCAATGTCGAATAATATTCCAACTTGGATTCGATGGAAACCTGTTCTTGAATGTCAAAAGATGGCTTGTGCATGTCAATTGAAAAACAAGACAGGTTTGATGAGAGAACATTGTGAAAACGACAAAGGTTGTGGAAACTTTGTTCGCATGGATTTTGGTTGCTGGATTTTGGGTAATGGTTCTAAACCAGTCCGAAGATGCAACGAAGATTGCAATTGTCCTTGTCATCAATATGAGGAGGATGAGGAATAAGACAAACTGGGCATATGGTGTAATGGATAGCATTTTGGCCTTCTAAGCCGAAGATACGGGTTCGATTCCTGTTATGCCCGCCAATTCACAAAAGGAGATGAAAATATGATACTATGGGAAAATTGGAGAACATTGAAAGATATAGCAGATGAAGAAGATATAAACCTATTAGTCGAAGAACTAATAGAACTAGTAGTAAGAAGTGAGGGCGAAAATTACGTCATCAGTCTACTAGGCGACTACATTAACTCAATACTTGAGGGATGAAATATGAAAGGAAGAAACAAGAAAAACATTGAACTGATTCGTCAGTTTTTGGAAGAAAAGAAAAAGGCAAGCACCCATGAAATTTATGATTGGATGAACGAAAATTGTTATTGGGGTGTAACCCTGCGACAACTAACCAACGTTTTGTGTAAAACTAAGTCAAAGTTTGCAAAGGTTGGCACGGCTGAAATCAGAACAACCCTGAATAACAAGACAGAAATTACCATTTGGAGAAATGTTTAAAAAGAAGTTTTGAGGTGAAAAAAACATGACAACAACAACAAACATAGACGATAAAGCCATTTTGAGCGACATTACTGTTCATATGAAGTATGCACGGTATCTAAACGAGCAAAATAGGCGAGAAACATGGAACGAACTGATTGAGAGAAATAAGCAAATGCATCTCAAAAAGTATGGGAAAATCGAAGGCTACACGGAATTGATTGAAACTGCCTACAAAATGGTGGAGGAAAAGAAGATTCTACCTAGCATGAGAAGTTTGCAATTTGGTGGAAAGTCCATCGAAGTTGCACCTAATCGAATTTACAACTGTGCATATTTGCCCGTAGATTCTTTGGAGAGTTTTTCTGAATCAATTTTCCTACTTTTAGGAGGAACGGGCGTGGGCTATTCTGTTCAGCGACACCACGTTGAACAATTGCCAGAAATCAGAAAACCTAATCCTAACCGAAAGCGAAGATATTTGATTGGTGATTCTATCGAAGGTTGGGCTGATGCAGTTAAGGTATTGATTAAGAGTTATTTTGGTCAAAACGTTTCTACACCAGTCTTTGACTATTCAGACATTCGACCTAAAGGTTCTATTTTGGTAACATCAGGAGGTAAAGCACCTGGACCTGCCCCATTAAGAGAATGTTTGGTAAAGGTAGAAAATATGCTAAAAGGAATGCAAGATGGGGATAAACTTACACCGCTTCAGGCACATGATATTATGTGTCATTTGGCTGATGCAGTATTGGCAGGTGGAATTCGACGTGCTGCTCTAATTAGTTTGTTCTCGGCTGACGACATGGAAATGATTACTTGCAAGTCTGGCAATTGGTGGGAATTGAACCCACAAAGGGGAAGGGCTAACAATTCTGCTGTATTGCTCAGAAACAGAATTACAAAGTCTTTCTTCCTGCAACTGTGGAAAAGAATTCAAGAGTCGGGAAGTGGAGAACCTGGGATTTATTTTTCCAACGATAAAGATTGGGGGACAAACCCATGCTGTGAAATTGCTCTAAGACCATATCAATTCTGCAATCTTGTGGAGATAAATGCGTCGTCTGTTGAATCCGAATTGGACTTCCTTCGACGTGTAAAATATGCTACACTAATTGCAACAATGCAAGCAGGATATACAGACTTCCACTATCTAAGAGATATTTGGAAAAAGAATACAGAAAAGGATGCACTTTTGGGTATCAGTATGACAGGAATTGCTAGTGGAACTTTGGACAACTTCAACTTTGAAGAATTGATGGAAGCATCAAATGATTTAATCCGTGATTGTAATGCTGAATTTGCTGAAGACTTTGGTATCAATCCTGCGGCTAGAACAACTTGCGTTAAACCTGCGGGAACTACTTCTCTAGTTTTGGGAACTTCCTCAGGTATTCACGCATGGCACAATGATTACTACATCCGTCGCATTAGGGTTGGTAAGAATGAAGCCATTTACAATTACCTGTTAAAGACATTGCCAGAAATTGTAGAAGATGAAGCGTTTCGCCCACATGATACTGCTGTAATTTCAATTCCACAAAAAGCACCTTCAGGCGCAAGCACTAGAACTGAAAATGTTTTCGAGTTCCTAGAACGTGTGCGAAATTATTCAAAACATTGGGTAAAGAATGGGCATCGAGATGGACTTAATACTCACAATGTTTCCGCTACAATTTCTGTTAAAGAAAATGAGTGGGATAGTGTAGGTAATTGGATGTGGAATAATCGAGAATACTACAATGGATTAAGTGTGCTTCCGTATGACGGTGGCACTTACACTCAAGCACCATTTGAAGATATTACAGAAGAACAATATCTGGAAATGGTCGCTATGTTAAAGGGATTAGACATGACACAAGTTATTGAACAGGAGGACAATACAGACCTTCAAGGTGAAATTGCGTGTGCAGGTGGTCTATGTGAAATCTAGAAACAAAGAAATTTTCTTCAGGCCCGTCAATACAATTATGAAAGACGGTGAATGGAGAAGCGAAGAACAAATCCAAAAGGCGTGGATTGACCTGCCCCGCCATGATGGATTAAAAAGAAAAATGATAGGAACTGTAAATGAAATACGTTCTTATCTCAGGTTAAACCAAAACTATGAAATGAAAGATGGAAAGGTGAAAGAATGGAGAATGAAAGTTTGAATGAAAATGTTGTGTATCGGGTAACAAGTCTAAAATCTAATGGCTCGGTATGGACAAAGACGTATGAAGATAAGGACAAGTTGGCCGAAGTAATGCCAATCTTGATTGAACAATACCCTCATGTAGTGATTAGCCGTCAAGTGCTAAAGAAACCACATCTGGAATATTTGAGGGGGCTTGGCGATGGAAATTGAATTTAGGATTATCGAGGATGAAAATTTGCCAATTATCTTCATTGATGGTGAAGATTTGCGACCTATAATTACTATCAACGCACATAGTAAAAACCGTGTCTGGCTAAGTATTCATCGCAACACAATACCTGGAATTGCACAAAGTCTACAAGCAAAACTTACTGAGATTTGCGACTCATATCTAAAGCAAAGATATTGGATGGAGGGAGAAGAATGAGTAAAATTGTTGGATGGAATATTTTTGTTGAAGTTGAAGATGATGACGGACAATTGGAATTAGTTGCGTGGAATATCTCTGATTATATCGCACAACAAATTGACCTTGAATATCAAGAATTATTGGAGGAAGAAGAATGAATGTAGTTAAAAGATGGAAAGAAATAATAAAAGAAATTAAAACAAGAACCCATAGTCACGGAACGCTTAGTGGCGGAATGAAAAGTTATTACAATAGGCGTGAGCAAATTGCCGCTTTATTGGTTATTGCTGAAGTATTACAAGGTGATGAATAATGACAGCACAATCTAGAAACTCAGGTTACAGAACGGCTACAAGTAATACAACCTTTACCTATACTAGTTCTTATGGTAGAATGCGAGAAGGTAGAAATTCTGTCTACAATATCTCTCAACCTAATAATAGGTCAGGGACACAAGATGATGGAACGTTGGCTACTAAGCACGTTTCAAAAATTTTGAATGGAACACTAAAGGCTTATAGGTGGATTACATTTACAAAGCCCGTTGGAACGCAAAGACCAACTCCCCCTTCTTTGAAGATGGACTTGAAAATGGGAAGTAGTTATCTACATTTCTTTAGAGTTGATAACAAAACATACTGCAATGGTTTCCCTATCAAGTCATACATGACAGGACCAATTTTCTTGGGCTGTTTTAGCAAACTAGCGTCATGGAATCAAGATAAAGTAGATGAATTTGTCTACAATTCTATGGATTCTGTGCCAGAAGTTTTGGCCGCTATGACCAACAATTTGAAGTTCAATTATATGCTAAATGGTAGATGGGAAACTTCCTTGTTAAAGGTCAGTTTGATTAGCCGTAAGGAAGTTGCCGTTCAATTGTATGAAGGGTGTTGGATGCCCATGAAGCAAACAGCATTCAGAAGTTTGTTCAATGCAGGTGCGGGTAGAAATAACAAATATTCTACCATGAGTCCTGAGGAACTATATTTCAAATGCACGGGTGAACATTTAACAGATGTGCAAATTAAATATATGTATGCATATTTGGACCAAAATACTTCAACAAAATTGGTTACAAAAAGAAGCCTAGAATTGTTGGATGGACTGCCAGAAATGTTCCCCACTAGAGTTAAGAAGTTTGACTTCGATAGCGATAAAAACGGTTACAGATACAACACGGTAATGTTTGTAAAAGGTAATCAATTAGATTGGATTGTATCTGGTAGCGTGAATTATGAAAAGGTCAGGACAGGCAGACAAAATGTTTCGAGTCAAGTAGTCATTGACATTAGAAATTATGACTTGCAGGTTACAATACCTTCTGATGATGGGATTGGTTCTATCAATAACTATACAATCAAGAGTTGGTCTAACATGATGTCTCATTGCGTTGCTATGAAAAATAACCCAAACTGGAGATTCGATTTAATTCCCAAGCAAAATTTTTATGGCATGTCCGCCCTCAATCTAAGACGTAACACTGGTGCGATTTATTATTGTAAAGAAAGCAAACAAGCCTTTGTTTCCTTAAGCGGAATCTGTATCGACCAATCGAATACTGATGTATCTATTGGCGACCAATTTGCCTCAAGGGTTATGGCGTTTCTAAATGACACGGCTAGTTTTAACCGTGTTTCAACTATGAGAAGTTACAGTAAAATTAAACCAGCATTTAGAGTTGATTTCGATGCCCTGTCTGAATTGCAAATCCCGACTTTTGAGTAGAGTAAAAGAGGTCTTTGTTTGTGGGGAGTGTGGTCTTGTGAATGTGTCTAAAATTGTCTCCTTTTCTGAAAGTAGAGATATTGACAGGGAATTCATAGACCTCACATTATTGTATAGGGAATGGGATTTACCTCATCTTGATGAGGCGAAGAAGTATATGCGTTCAGCATATGTGTATATTCATAGTGGAAGATTTTCAATGGCAGAAATGTCGGCAACAGTAGCACATATCCATATGCGTAATTTGGATAGGCCGACTAATCTTTACAAACATTGTAAATATCTAGGAATAAGAACGACGAAAGTAAAAAGAATGATTGATAGGTTGAAGGATTTTTGGGATGTTGATTGGCACTACAACATCGAGGAAGCCCACAGACTTTGCGATACTTTAGAAGTAGATTTTGACGTAGAAGTTATGCAGAAAGTTGCGGATGAAATGGTATTAACGCCATCAATAATAGCCGCAGTAGTCTACATGACTAATGATATGTCGCATAGAAAGGTCGCAAATCTGTTCAACCTAAGTGCTACAAATGTGCTAAACAAAAAGAAAAAATTGGAGGAAATAATATGAAGAAAATAATGGTAATAGGCGCAGGAGGAATTGGAAGTTTCCTTATTCCCCTGCTTGACCGAGTGAACGAATATGAAATCAATGTATGGGATGATGACATTGTTGAGAAAAAGAACCTGTCATATCAGGATTTTTATGAAGACGATGTGGGAAAGCATAAGACAGATGTGATGTCTTATCGCTACCGTAATGTAAAAAGTCATCCTTACCGTGTCCTAACAAAGAAACAACTTACGGGATATGATTTGGTTATCTGTTGTGTAGATAATCTTGAACTGCGACGGCTACTTTATCTTGTAGATACTGAGAAAATTAAATGGTTGGACTTGAGAGCGCAAGCCCGTAATGGACTACTAATTAGTTTTCAAGAGAACCCTGATAACTTTGCCATATTGACAAATGGGCCAGATGGTAATTTTAGTTGTCAAGGCGATGAATGGGATAGAAGCAACGCAGGTGTTCACTTCACCCACGTTGCAATTGCAGGAATGGGCGCACAATGGGTTCAAAGATATTTTGCAGGAGATAAAACACATACTCATGTGAGGTTATCAATATGAAAGAGAAGAGATTTTGTAAAAAGTGTGGGGCAGGACTAGCCATGCGAATTAGTGAAGAACGATGTCCAAAATGTAAAAGGAGAAAGAAATATGAAAACAATTAGAATTGGAAAGGTAGAAGAATATGCGGATGACCTTTTGTTAAACCAAAGGTTGGATGAGATAGAACAAGATGAAGATGTGGTGATTGAAGAAATCTTTGTTGAAGGCGGAATTATTTACGCTGATGCTGTTGATGTTGTTCAATACACTATCACGGAATTTAACGACGATAAGACATATCATGGTTCAGAAATGGGATTATTCTTCAAAGGTAATGAACCCAAAAGTGGGCCACTAAATGTTCGCTATACTGACATTGAACCTGAGGTCTGGCAAAAGGAGATAAAGGAAGTCTGGAGACATCTTTCTTTTAAGGGAGAAGATGACCCATCAGATGAGAGATTTATTGAAGCAATTTGGAATGCTTCTAAGAACATATTGCCTGGATTAGAAATATCAGTAATTATTGACCGTGATGGAAAATTGTTCATGAATAGCGGTTCGCCTGGATATGTAGACTATGGTGGAGTTATGGTTGCAGGTATGAAAATTCCTATTAAATGTTGGATTCATACCCATCCATTTGGTTCAGCCTTTTGGTCTGGAACAGATACCCATACTTTGCGTAATTGGCGACCTATCTTAGACCAAGCAATTGTTATTGGAAATCAGGAGTATTTGAAATGGGACAAATTGGAAGACAAGGAAGTAATGACGAAGGTAGTGTGGACAGAACAATTCAAGTTGTGAGATTCCCCACTACTGAACATAGGGTGATAAGTTGCCCTATGGAATGTAATTCTGGTTGCAAAATTTGCACGGATGGAAGTTATGAAGTTGAAGGAGAGTTATGGGTTAATATCCAACACCCCCATGTAATACAATACATACGGGATAATTTGATGTTTGTTTCTTTGGAATACAATCGTCTTTTTGGAACGTCTTATGAATTTGTAAGCGAGGGAATGTTGAAGTTAGGATGGACTACATTTAGGGTTGATAGCCCTGTGGGTTCTATGTGGATTTGTGTTAATTTAGTAGGAAATGTAAGACACTTTTATAGCGAAGGAGGATTAAAAAAATGGTTAGCATTAGAGAAGTAAGAAGAATGTGGAAAGGAAAAAGAGGAATAACGGAAGACGCTGTTCATGAATTTAAGGACAGGGCTGAAATGTTGTTGGAAGCACTGGTAAGATTGGCAAACTATGAAGCCAATAAGCGAGGCCCAACATCAAGATTGAGAACACAAGATGTTCAATTGGCCTATTTGTCCATAATGGATTTGACAAATAATGTAAGGTCGAATAGAACAGATGCCGACGATAATACCTCGTTGAACGATATTGAATTTGGAGAGTGGAATAGTGAGTAGAATTAGAACTGTAACTCATGGTGAGTATGAAGTTTTAAATGTCATCCTAGATTCTTTGGCAGTTGCTGAAAATCTGGAACGACTAAAATTTGACATGGTGCCAAGTAACGATGAAGTTGCTGAAAAGCGTTTTACACAAAGCGTAGCATCTATCGGAACTTTCCTTACAAATATGATGGAAAGACGCAAACATAGGTTGCCTAAAAACCATCCAGATTATCGGGTGAAATGATGAAAGAAAAAGAACAAATACATGAGATGCTTTTAGAAGCGATTGAAAAGAAAAAACAATGGTTCGATTTGTGGAACTCTAGGGTAATGAATACTCAGCAAAATGCTGAATGCCTTAGAAATTATACTGCACTTCGAGGAGTTGTCAAAACCTTGCGATGGGTTTTGGATGAAGTAGAAAATCCGTTGGAGTAGATAATATGCATTATGATGATGAAAAAGCACCCAATACGATTGAGGAAGGTGTAAATAGAATTATAGAGTGCATTTTGGTTGAGTTTCTTGAAGGTGAAGAATATTTGGAATATCCGAATTGTTGCTATGTAAATTGGAATGACGCACAAAAGAAAAGATATATCAAATCTGGCGAGAAAGTGGTAAAAATGTTATCACAATTTCTGGAAAGCGGAAATTTGGTTAAGGAAAAAGTAAAGGAGGTTTCACAAGTTCCCACAAATCTTAATAAGTCTATGACGATTAGAGATTATATGAGAGCGTATGTGGGATGAAGAATTAGACTTTAACAGCCCCCTCACAGTAGGAAACATTGTAGACATTATTGGACAAGACGGAATCCGTGAAATGTCCGAGATTGTCAAAGTGCATTGTCTTATTTGTGGAGAAACATTTATCGGACCTAAAGATAAAGCAGGAATGTTTATTAAAGGACACAAAGAGTATCATTTGTGGGAGACCACACTCTATGATACTTTAGGTGGACCGTGATGTATTCAGAAGGACAAATGCAGGGAATTTTTATATTAACAGCAATACCATCTTTTTCTATGACAACAGTAAAAGGTGGGTATGAACCTCGTTATAAGATTATGATGAGATTGCCAGAACATTTACTTGAACCTGTTAGCAGGTCATTGACAGCGATGAACATTCATCATGTTATGATTAGAGAACGTGGTCGTAGAGTAGATTCAATTATTGTTAGGAGAAGATTCGATATACTGAGAGTATGTGATTTGATGCCAGACTCACCGACAAAGAGTAAGTCATGGCGCAAATTCAAGAGGGTTATGAACATGGTTAGAAATGGTGAACATTTAGAAGAGGATAGTAAGTATAGATTTGAGAGGGTTTTAAATGAAGACGAAGACGAACAAACCATTCTTAGTAGTAGGTAAATCTGGAACGGGTGTAACTACAAAGGCAAAGACATTGATTGGTTGCAAAGAGTATAGAATATTCTATGCCAACGACATACCGATTAGCGATGTATATTCATGGCCTTTGGAGATTGGCATTATCATTGAAGATGTGCATTACAAGCCCGATAAGGATAAGATATTGGATTTGATTTATTCAGGTCGCAATATTGTCCTTACTAGTAAGAACAAAAAAGATGTAAGCAAAGTGATAATTGATTGCTGTCAAGTTAAGATGGCAGGTAGTAAAAATTACAACCAAATTATCCTGAGAGCAAAAGCAAAAAACTCTCAGGATTTCAAAGTAGTAGATGACAATATATGGGCTATGACAAATGCCTATATTAGAATGCCAAATAGAGATGAATACTTGTCGGTTTTGAAAACATATCAACCGCCACCAATGCAAATACTTTCATGGGTGGTTGCTTCACAGCCTAAGAATCAAAAGTTGATGCACGTTTCAAAAGCGATGCTAAATGGTGGAGATTACTTTTACCCATTATTAGCATATTCAAAGTTGGGAACATACGGAAGTGTAGTTCCGCCAAAGCGTAAAAGCGAAAGTCCATTCCCCACTATTTGTAGAAAGTTAGGACTAAGAGCATCGGATGGATATTTGGTCAGAGATTTACTAAAAGATGAAGAATATTCTCGTTGGGCGGCTAAGAAATTAGATGAAAAGGAGTGTAAGATTTTGGGGATAAAGAAAGAGAAAAGAAGAAGAGTTTCTGTAAGAAAAGACAGAACAAAAAAGTTGGAGGATTTTTGATGCAATCTAGTAATTTTAAAACCTTGAGGAGGTTTCTAGGTGTGTCATTCTCTAGATGGTTGGGTTGTTTAACAAGTTCCTACGACCACTTTCCTATGAAATATTTAAGGGAGAAGTGGGAGTCGGATAGAACACCTGAACAGGCGGTGTTGGAATATGAAGAAAACATTTGACTTTTTAGAAGAAGCGTCAGTATCAGTTCTCCAAACATTGAAAGAAATGAAGGATGAGTTGAGTATGACAAACAAAATTGCCATAAGCGTAACCGTTGTAAACGTAATTACTCTTGTGGTGTTGATGATAACATTATGGTGATAACATGAAGATAAAAGCAGAAAATGGCTATACAATAGCAAAGGAAAAGGAGAGCAAGACGAAGACAGGAATTATGGTTAGTGGTGAAGTTAATCTAGCCACAGTTGTAGATTCTGAAACGTATGAGAAAGGGCAGACAATAATTTATCTCGGTGGTTCAAATTTCTATTTGGGACATGAGAAACTATTGGCTTTAAACAGCACACAGATTATTGGGGTGGTTGAATGATTTATCATGGAGATGAAGCAAAGCGACATTTGTTTGAGGGTATTGATGAATTGGCTAATGCAGTTTCGGTAACTCTTGGACCTGCTACAAAAAGCGTAATTATAGATAGAAGAGATGACCTTCCCCCATTGGTAATCAATGACGGAGTTACAGTAGCCCGACATATTTCACTTGAAGATAAGGTGAAGAATATTGGTGCTAAACTTTTGATTGAGGTTGCCAATAAAGCCCAACAGGGTGCAGGAGATGGAACGACTTCTTCTATTGTTATTGCTCAAGCATTGATTAAAGAATGTATGAAGTTTAAGAACATTAGCGGTGTTCAAATTCGGGACACCTTAGAATACAGACTAGAACAAACGTTGGCCGCATTAGATGTAATGAAAAGAGAGATTGATATTGAGTCTGATGACTTATATGAAGTTGCTCTTGTTAGTGCAAATAACGATGAAGGGATTGCAAAACTAATATCTTCGGCAATTAGAGAAATTGGTCGAGAAGGTATTATCACAATTGAGCCTTCCCCATATGGTAAAGACGAATACAAAGTTACAGATGGGTATGAAAGTAAGAAGGGCTTCATCAGTCCTCTTATTTCTAGAGTAATGGGTAAGAAGAAAAACTTTGAGAATCCACTTTTAGTGTTCTCAAATACTGATGTAAATAACTTCTCAGAATTGTTACCCGCATTGGAGATTTCTGTTGAGGAAAAGCGACCCATTATTTTCATGCTAAAGTCTGTAACTTTACCTGTCATAAATTCATACCTAATGAATCAAATGAATGGTAATATTAATGCCTGTATTCTACAAGCGGAAGATATTTCATTCTGGCAGGATGATAGAATGGGCGACTTGGCTACATTAACAGGTGGAAACTTTTTCGATACGGGATTGAATATGAAGTTGGAGAATATAACTTTGGATGACATGGGAACGTGTGGAGTTGCCACCGTAACAGAAGATTACTCTACATTTGTAGAGTTTGAAAAGGATGACAAATTGATAGAGAAAAGACTAAACGCAATTGAAGAAGACATGAATTTAACTGACAACGAATTTTATCAAAAGAAATATCTAGATAGAATTTCTAGAATTAAGGGAAGTGGTGCAGTTATTTATATTCACGGACTTTCTGAACAAGAAATTAGAAATAAAATGGATAGAATTGATGATTGTCTAAATGCTACTAGAGCCGCTTTAAACAACGGTGTTGTTCTAGGTGGTGGACTTGCACTTTACGGAGCATCGGATGTTATGTATGCCAATGACGAAATTGACATGGCATTTATTACCGCACTACGTTCCGTATTTAATAAACTATATTACAATTTAACAGGTCAAACACTTAAGCCCGAAGAAGTATTGGTAAAGATGAAAGAAGGTTATCAGTATGACGGGAGAAGTAGAGATTGGGTTGTTTCCCATCAAATTATTGACCCTGTTGATGTAGTAAAGTCTTCACTAAAAGCCGCAGTTAGTGTGGCTAGTTATGTGATGACGGCTGATTGCATTATTGGTGTTAAGGATGAAAAAATGCAATTACTGTGATGGCTCAGGAATGGCTATCGAAATGAGTTGCCCCGCTTGTAAAGGAAAAGGGGTATTGAAAGGAGATGAAGAAAATGAATTGGACAGAAAAATACAGACCAAAAAAGATTGAAGAGATTGTAGGGCAAACTAAATTTACTGAAGATGCCCGAACATGGAGAACTAAAGGCGACTTCCCTAATTTGTTATTAGCAGGAAGACCTGGAACAGGAAAGACAACAGCGAGTCATGTTATCGGAAATGAATTTTTAGGCGATGATAAAGACTCAGATTTCTTGGAGATTAACGCTAGTCAAGATAGGAAACTAGAAACAGTTAGACAAACGATTACAAACTTTGTCAATTATGGTTCAGTTTCTGATAACAAAATCAAGATTGTTTTGTTGGATGAAATTGAAGGCATGACAAGAGATTCGCAAAGAGCGTTGAAGAGAACAATGGAACGGGCAACCAATGTCCGATTTATTATTACCTGCAACGACGTGTATGGTGTAGACGAGGCTTTGAGAAGTCGTTGTGCAAACTATTTCTTTGAACCAATTGACAGTTATATTGTTGAAGATATGCTGTTAGAAATAGCGAAGAAAAATGATGTGATGATGGCGTTGGAAGATGTTGAAACTTTGGTGGAGATTTCTGGAGGCGATATGCGTCGAGCAATCAACGAATTGCAAGCGTGTATTTATTCTGGCAAAACACCAAAGAATTTGCATCGAGAAAATATCGTTCCTTACAAATTATGTATTCAGAATGCCCTAGACAACAAGCATGAGGAATCTTTGGATTTCTTAAACCGTCTTGTAACAGCAGGACATTCTGTAAAGGATATATGTAATAAACTCCTACAATCTGTATTAGATATGGATATACCACATGGCACTAAGTTTAAGGTAGTAGCCCTAGTAGGAGAAACAGAGTGGAGAAGCAGAAGCGTAACTCCAAAAGTTTTGGTGGCATGGTTCGTGGCAAGTATAAAACAATGAACAAACAAAAACAAAAAAGGTGAAAAAAAATGATTGAAAGAGTAGAAAAAGAATTGAAGGGTCTTGCAAACAGACTCCAGATTGAAGAAAACGAAATGGTGAACAAGTATAACGAAATTGCATCAGCAAATGGAATTGATGTTAGCGAAGAACGACAGCAATTGGTTGCTCTAACTTTGGTTAGAAACCATGTGCGTGGGGTATTGTCCTCAAACCGTTCCTCCACATCAACAGGCTATGGTAATCATGGTCATGGTTTCTTTGTTGCAATTGAACCAACACGGGATATTATGGAATGGCGACGTAAGAATGTATTGAGCAAGTATCGTTCAGATTCTTCACAAGCCCTAAATGATGAAATTGTTGCTGAGGTTGTTCTTGAAGATGGTGCTTATGTCAAGACTCAAGTATTGAACGGAGAATGGCAAACAAAGACTATTGGTGGATTGCCAGATGCTTCTATTGAAGTCGGTGAAAATACATGGATTGTTCCTGTTGATGCTGTAAAGACTTGGGCTAGTGGCGATAAGAATAAGAATTATGGTCGTCCTCTTCCTAAAGAACAGTTTCAATTGAGAGCGCATTTCATTGGTGCTAAGGAAGGAGAAGATTATCAATTGTGGACTTTGCAATTGAAGAATGATGCTGCTAAGAATTTTAAGGCTAACACATTTGAATGGCTTACCCTGTATGGTATCTTTAATGACGAGCGTAACGCTATCTATGGTATTCAGAACAAGACACTACAAAGCCTAACCGCTTTAGAAAATCTTGATGAAGAAGACCCACGTTATGTAGATGTTTCGGGTCAAGATGTTGAAACATTGTTGGTTGAATGTATGGCTGAATATTTGGGTGATTTGATGGAACTTGAATCATTCCATGAAATGATTAGCCAAAAGCAGGGAACACGTTTGATTGTTACTGATGGTATTGTTACAAGTCAAAACCTCACAGTTAATGAAAAGACGGGCAACCGTGTAATGTGGATTGAACCGCTAGATGCATCTTATGGATTTGATGATGATGATATTCCTGATTCAACTCCTGTATGGATTCCATCTAATGTTAAGATAGACTTTGGTGCAGGTTCTGATGTTATCGTTGTTGGTCGAACAAATCAGACTCAAAAGAAGGATGATGACGGAATGCCAATTGACGGTGAATACAACCCTGTTTCAATTAACCTATACGGTGTTTATGTAAGAACATCTATGGGTGCTGTTGAAGAGGTTGAGGAAGCGGGGGAAGATTTGACCTTCTGGTGAACTCACATACTGTAAGTCTTTACTGCAAATATCTAAAAATAGGTTGATTAGATTTACATGGGTAATAATGAATATCTACTAAAGTAATATGACAGTTAAAAGACGCAGTAGCCGTGTAAATGTGGCGGTTGAATGACATTCGAGTGGGTGCGAAGCCTATACCAAAAGGAGAAAGAAAAATGATTGTAAAGTTAAACGAAATATTACTCGATATGACCGAAGTGGAAAGTATCGAATGGAAAGAAAACGATGAACATATGGATAATTACAATGTAAGATTTCATATGAAAAGTGGAAAGATGTTCTCTCGCATGGTCCATGAGAATCAATTGAAGCAATTAGAAGCATATTTTGAAGGTGATGAATAATGGTTTCAGACTTGACAATGCTAGAGGCTGAAATGGAAAATCTATTGGCTAATGTGGCTGAGGACAGAAAACTAATTATCCAAACTTTGTTAGAGATTAGAGAAGCAATTCTAAATACTCTCGACATAGTTAATGGAGAATTACATGATATGGGCGTAGACCCCATTAAGTTTACAAACGAAGAGGAATGGTGAAAACAATGGGAATTGGAAAACAAGGACAAGCAAGCAGACTGAATGACAAAGCCGTAAAGGAAGATGCTAAAACTGCATTTATTAATGCAAAGCGTGAAGCCTTTATGCAACGAAAGAAACTAATTGACCAACAATCTGGTTATCTACTATGTGGTATTAGTGGAGACCCTGGAACTGGTAAAACAGGATTGTCAATTGATTGTAGAACAGAAGAAGAAAGAGATACTCATTGGGTATTTATTCTAGATTTTGACGAAGGTGCTGAACCTACTTGGCGACAACATTGGTCAAGTGATGATAAAGTATTTATCTACAATCCTCATGTCTACAAAGAAGACATGACAGTAGATTATATGGCTACTGCTGATATGGCACGTTTCTTTATGGGTATGGTAAAAGAGGCAATTGAGGAAAAGAAGATTACCTTTGAAGACGAAGAGATTGAAGTTCAGGCAGTTAAGGCAATTGTATTTGACGGGCTAGATACATGGCTCGATACTACAAACATGATTGCTCGACTTAATCACATTAAGGGTAATGACCCTCGATTGGCTGATAAAGTTAAGATGGTCCCGACTCAATGGTTTGCTAGAACGCAAGAATATCAGCGTTTGTTTAAAGCGGCCTGTCAATTGAATTGTCATAAATTCTTCATTACACACATGAAGGATATGCATGATGGTTTTGAGATTGTAGGACAAAAGCCAGATTGGGAAAAATCAACTACTGCAAAGTTGTTTCAACATATTCACACATACCGTGAAGAACGTGCTGGAGTTACAAAACTTTTTGCTAAGGTTTTGAAGTCCAAGACAAATGCAGAAAATGAAGGTCAATCTTTCCTATTGTTTGAGAACAATAAGGGAGAGGTTACATGGAACGGATTGGAGGCAATCAAGGACAATAATCTTTGATTCTCGGTCTGTTTAATTTAAGGGGTGCTGTTATGATATGTAGAGAAGGTGAGAAAAATGATAGTAATAGAAGGAAACGAATTAGAAAAGGCAATTAAGATTTGCACACTAAGAGGTAAATACAATGATGGGAGAAGTAATAAGACAGGTTCTTTATCTTCCAATGTTGTTATTAAAATTGACGATGATGTGTATTTCCAAAACGCTAACGAATTTACATATGTTTGTTATAGAGCAGATGTAGTTAGCCATGAAGGTAAAGGCACATTCATTATTGATACAGACATTCTGTTGAAATATATTGTCAAGTCTGAAAACATGGAATTGCACTTTGGTAAGAATCTAGAAGTTAGATGCGATGGTAGCATTATTACCATTCCACCTGCAAATACTCATACTAACATTAATGTTGTAGAGAAGTTGGGTGCTAGACTTAGAGATTTGGATAACAGGGCTATTCTAGCAAATAAAGACGAAGATGGTGTAGCCGTTACAGATACACTAAAGTTAAAGACTGTTGTAAATCTACGGTCTGATAATGTGGTCAAGGCAGTTAATCTGGCTGAACGTGTTGGTAATTCAATCTACAAACTAGATTGGAGTTATCCTAATCTGAACATTTCTTCTTCTGAAAACAATCAGAAGGTTGAAACAAATGTCGAAGGTTATGATGATTCTACTGACCGTGATGCTACTGTTGAGTTGTCTTTACCAATTAGTAATATCATCAAAGATGATGATGAATTGGTCATTCTTTTTGATGACGAAAGACCGACAGTATTTGCCAACAGAAAAGTTACCGTGCTTCGTGCGCCAAGATTGAGGAATTGATATGAGAGAAATATTATTGATAATTGAAAACTTAGATGCTGTAATTGCGACTATGTTAAACGATATGGATGAGGCTACATTCCTCAGAAAGTATGAGCATAGTAAGCCCATTCAAATTGCCTATGCTATGGGTAGTAGAAGTTTGGCTAGACAATTGCTAGAGAATGTAGAAGAAGTATTGGAGGAAGAATGATGCAGGAATTATTTATTGGAATTGTAACTATGATTTGTTTATATGTTATGGGTAGATTTCTCTACCCCGATGAACCACATAGACCAATACAGCAGGAAAAGATTAAGACAGACTTTCTTTATGGTGTTGAATATAAATTGGAGGAAGATGAATGAAGTGTGCAGTTTGTGGTGCTTCGGGTGGACAAGTTGGCTTTTTACACACAGAAGGTTTGGCAGTATGTTTTACTTGTGTTTCTAAGATGATTTTGAAATCTATTGCAGATTTGGACTTTTACAAAAACATGAGAGGTGAATCTGATGAGTAGAAACAGAACAGGAGATAAAAGGCTCAATAAGAAAATACCCGTAATGGATATAGTTATAGAATTGATTGTAACTCAGGGTGAAGAAATATTCGGTAATACGTTTAATCTTCATACTTTAAAAAGCGAGGCATTTAAAAATGCTCTCTACAAAAGACTATTAGAAATTGTTAGAGAAAAAGAAAACATCCAAAATTCAGAGGTTGGGCAATTTATGAAGTATAGATACCATCGTATAATTGTAGACTTTGCCGCTTATGTTCGTTCTAGAAATGCTCCACTAGAGATTTTTAAAATGAACGGAATAAACCATTTTACTATAAGAGGTGAATCTAATGCGGGAATATGAATGTGTAATGTGTGGTGAGCATTTTACAGGATGGGGTAATAACCCTGCTCCTATTCACTTAGAAGGAAGATGTTGCAACGAATGTAATCAGATTGTTGTTGCGAGAAGAATTGAATTATTATACAAGGGGAGATACTAATGAGTAGATTTGAAGAACAAGTTTGTGCCAAGATAAGAGAAAGAGCAAAGGTCGGTAAAAGAAAATACGGAGTAACAATGGAACGTGATGATTTAAACCTGCATGATTGGCTAACCCATTTACAAGAAGAATTGATGGATGCGGCTGTTTATGTCGAAAGACTAATGGAAGATGTTGGAATACTCATGACAGAAATGGATGTGATTATAAATGAAGCGAGGAATAGAAGTAACGATTAGGGCCAACCTTAATGACGAAAACTATCAAGTTATTTATGACCCTAATCCTGAAAAAGCAACTGAACTTAATATTATAGATTCAGTAAAGGACAATATTGAATGGGCTATATTAGAACTATTTAATGACTTAGAACTCTTTACTGTTAGAGTAAAGGTTGATAGAGAATGGCGAGAAGGAGATGACAGAAATGATAATTGATTATGTAGGAACTGAGATACAACTTATTTATCGAGATGAAAACAATGAACGTGTAGTGGATAGAGAACCATTTGAGCCATACTTTTATGTCAAAATTGACGAAAAAGTTCCAAGACAACTAGTATTCAAGGGTAGATATGGCGATAACTATTACAAGTTAAGAAGTAGAGATTTCGCAGAAGGTCGTTCTTTGGAGGGTTATCCGCTAAAGAAAGTCTTCTATGGTCATCCCGACAATAGATACAATGTCAAAAAGGGTCTAGAGAATATGGGAATCAGAACCTTTCAAGGCGACGTGGATATGAGAAGACTTTACTGCGTAGATAAACTTGAGGAGGTAAAGGAATACAATTTGCGTAAATGGTATTTTGACATTGAGGTTCAACAACAGGGTATCTATCATGACGCAATTACAGTATTATCCGTGTATGATAATTACACAAATACATACCATTTATTTGCATGGTTTCCAGAACAGTTTCCAGAAGAGATTAAAGACTTTGAAGGTTTAAATATTGTGAACCATTTTCATAAAACAGAAGAAGATATGATGGAAGACTTTGTATCTCTAATGGAAGAACATGACCCTGATATGATTCTAGGTTGGTATGTGTTGGGATATGATATTCCCAAAGTTATCAATAGACTTGTTGAGATGGGAATAGATGCAACTCGCCTTTCACCTCTTAGAAATATTAAGGGTGTGTATAAGCGTGGGGATGCCATACATTCTAACATTGACAAGTATATTAACAGCGCACAACCAATTAGGGGTCGTCTTACATTCTGTCTAATGGATAGATTTGAACGACTATGGACTGATTCACAAATGGGGACATTACCTAGTCTAAAATTAGATGACTGTTCTAAGTTGGTTTTAGGTGAAGATGAAGGGAAGGTTAGCACATCTAAGTTTCAAGACTCGGAGTTTTATGAACGTGCGTGGCTAGAAGATACTCAGGTCTATTTGGAGTATGCAATAAAAGACGTAAAATTGTGCGTGGATATTGATGAAAAGATGAACATTAGTGAGAACAGTTTGGCACTACAAAGATTGATTAAATGTCCGTTTGAATCCACGTTCCATAATTCACAAATGGCAGGTGTATATTTTATGCGTGTTGCTGATTGGATTGCGCCTTCTGGCGTAAAGGGAACAAAGGAAAACTTTGAAGCGGCTTTCGTTATGAATCCTCAGATTGAAGGAACGTTTGGTCTGCATGAAAATGTGGCTGTATTTGATTTTAAATCACTATACCCTTCAATGATGGCATCAATGAATATTTCATGGGAAACCAAAAAGAGAAAGCCCGAAGAGGGTGATTATCCTGTATGGTATCAGACTCCGAAGAATCTAATGCTTTGGGAGGGTGAAACTGATATTCACTATTGCAGTAAAAAGGATGGCCTGTTGCCAAAGGCTGTAAAAGAGTTAATGGCTATGCGTGATGAATATAAGAAGTTGCGTAAAGAGGCCAACACCGATGAAGAGTATAGAAAGTGGGATTCAGCACAAATGGCTACAAAGCGTGTCGTTAATGCATTCTATGGTATTCTTGCTAAGGATAACTATGGGTGGGGCGATATGGAAATGGCTAAATCTATTACCGCATCAGCGAGAAGGGCTATGCGTGAAACAGCGTTTAAGGCTCAAGAGTTGGGTTATGAAGTTATTTACGGACACACAGATTCAATCTTTGTGAAAGTGTCTGGTGTATCGGAGGCTCATTTATTGCGAGTAGAGTTAAACGATTATATCAAGAAGGTTTTTAGAGAACCTGTTGAACTTGAATTTGAGAAATTTGCTAGTAAGTTTTTCTTATCTACTAAGAAAAATCGTTACTGCGGTTGGTTATCATGGAAAGATGGAGAATATCTCGATGAGGATAAATTCTTCGTCATGGGTTTTGAAATGAAGAAAAGCAACGAAACTAAATTTGCAAAAACTTATCAGCGAAGGCTATTGGAGATGGTGTCGTCTTTTACAGATAGTGAAGAAATCATCAAATACTGTAATGATTCATATAAACAATTATATACAGGTGATGTTAGTCTTAGAGATATAAGCAAAAGAAGTAGATTGCGTCAAAAGTTAGAAGATTACAAATCAATTGCTGGAGGCGTTGCAGGTATTATTTATTACAATCAACAGAAGATTGGTAGAATAGAAAATGGTGATTCATATTTCTATTTCAAAATGGATAATGCGGAACTGCGAGAGAAGTATTATATTTGGGGTGGAAAGTCCAATGAGGCAAATTATATTGCGTTCAGAAACTTTCATGAAGTGGATGGTAAATACACACCAGATTGGCAGTTTATTGCCCAAGCCGAAGTGATAAAAAAATCAGAACTAATTTTTGAGAGTTTAGGGTGGCCCATTGGTTTAATCAAAAGGGACATTTATCAGAAAACACTAACGGAGTGGTTTTAATGGGAAAGAAAGAAGGAACATATCTAAAGACCCTTAGGAATATACATGAGCGTATTCAAAAGAAAAAGGGAGAAGTCGGAGAAATTGAACAAGAATTCTTAGCGGAAGTTAAGAAAGAACGAGAAATGTGGGTAAAGGTTGGTAGATGCACAGTTTGTCTAGCCGAAGGTGAAACAGAATGGCATCACATTATCAGCCAACATAGATGTAGAGAGATAAGTAAAGAATATCTAATACATTCTAGAACCAACGTGATTGAGATTTGCAGAAGTTGTCATGATGAAACTACTGCAAGTCTGAGAAGAAAACACATTGAACAGAATGGTGGTGGTGCTAAAACTGTAAAGAATCCTAATGGAGCGATGACCATAAGACAAGAAGAGTATATCAAGAAATTAGGCGGAGAAAACCGAATAACAACAAACATGACAAGAGGCGAAGCCTCAAAACTTATAGATGCATTAAAGGAGGAAGCAAATTGAAAGAATATGTAGAAGAATGGAGCGAGCGAGATATAGAAAGTGGATTTACCTATCAATGGAATCCATTGGCAGAAGATGGACCAACGTTGAAGATTACTAAATCTTCTATTGGAACATTCAACTTTTGCCCTGCGTCATACGTTTATTCCTATGACCCTTTTGGTGAGGGTAAAAGAAAGCAAAAAACAAGCGAGGCTATGCTAAGAGGAACAAGAGTCCACGACGCACAAGAAAAGTTTTGGGATGAAATGAATATTGAAAAGGCTATGGAGTATATTGATGACCCCAATGCCTTAGTAAAGCACTTTAGAGAATATTATCCTGAGGCTGAAGATGAAGTATCGGTGGCAATTTACAGGGCGATGAGTGCATGGTCGGCTGAACGTTTCATTGATTCAGTTAAGGAAGGAACGCTAGAGTTCTATAAGCCAATTGCAAACGAAGTAATGCTCGACGCTACTTATGTTTTAGAAACAGAAGAATATGGACGTATTAATATTCACTTACAGGGAATTATTGACAGAATGTTCTTTGACGGTGATGGATATGTTCCGCTTGAATTGAAAACAGGTGCATGGAAAGATAGTAAGAAAACCAACATGAGAAAAGAGATGGCTTTCTATCAATTGCTTTTTGAAGAATGTGAGGCTGAGGATTTGATTAAGCAGGGTATTGACCCAACATATGGTATTACAAGTTGGGGTTGGTTTTTCCCTGCCTCTAATTATATCTATGTTGAAGAGGTAAAGTCTAGGTCAATGACTTCTGTTTTAAATTCATTGAAGAAGTTAGTTACTGCATACTTTGAAAAGGAGTTTCCCCACAAGTTCTTTTACAAGAAGTGTGAGAAGTGTGGTCATTATGAACATTGTGATGCGACAGGGGGCGTGAACACATATGATTGGTTCTAAGTCTGATTTGATTAACCACATACTAAACCGCCAATGGACCTTTGCTGAAGTAATGAAGATTGAAACAATACTGTATGAACTTATCGAATTGGTTAGTTTTGACATTAATTTTGTTGTAGACTATTTAGGCAAAACAGATTCTATTTTAGAAGAATTTCGAGTAGCCATAATTGGAGATATGAAGCGTGAAGTTGTCAAGGAATTGGAAAATGCCGTAATTGTTTTGGATAGAAAAACCCCTGCAAATTTTGATAGAGTTGATAAGATGGATGAAATAATGGAGAAGTTTGTTGGAAATGATAAGTCTAAAATTCCCAGTAAGGAAGAATTGAAAGAACAGATTAGAAAAGACACAAAGATGGTGGGTAAAAATGAAGTGCCAGAAGTGCAAAGCGACAGTAACTAAAGAAGATAAAGAGTTATGTAGCATATGCGAAGCAATTGAAAATAGAGAAGAAACAAGAAAATGGTTGGATTTGATATGAGATTTCCTAGAGAAGTATGGGCGGGAAGCCCTGTTGATAATGCGATACAACCAAAAAGAATAGTAGTCAATAATGAAGGTTACTTTAGACAATTTGTTTTAGACCATAATGGTAAAATGAATGTCTATACTTCCGTGTATGATTATGATGAGTTTTCTAACAATAGAGGCTTAGAACATACAGTAAATATTGACCGCATCTTTTTGGATATTGATGCACATAACGGAGAATTGGAACAGGCGTTTGAAGACTTGAAGAAGTTACACAGTTGGCTTTTGAAAGAAGATTACATGCATACTTTGGCTTTTAGCGGTAGAGGTTTCTATATCTTTGTCTATGGTGTAAGAACATTTGACCTAAGAAGAGTAAAAGCCTTTTACAATATATGTCATGATGTGATTAATAAGTCAAAGACATTAGATAGTAGAGTAATTAATACGGCTAGACTAAGGAGAGTGCAAAATACATATCATATGGGTGCTAGAAGGTTTTCTATTAACCTAAGAAGTGAAGATTTAGAAGATGGGTTAGATATTATACTAAATTTGTCTAAAAGACCGAGACATATGCCTAAAGTAACTTATGGAAGCCGTAAAGTTGATTGGCCTGACGTAAAAAAGATGGAAGTTGCTGAAATTGAGATTAAAAGTGTCGAAAGTCCCGCTACTTTACCAATTTTACCTTGTTTGAAGTCGGCAGTAATGACACACAACCCTTTACATCAAGTTAGACACTATTTAGTCCAATGGTATAACGAAATCTTAACAGATATGGTTATTTTTAAAGAAAATCTCAATTGTAGACAAGATGAAGTAGGTGGTCAGGCTTTAGAAGACATTGTAGACATAATTTGTAAAGAAATTGGCGATATTGCTTCTAATGAAGACGTTTGGATTGATTATAATGCTCAAAAAACAAGAAAAGCAGTAGATTATGTTGTAAAAAAGCGATATTTAGCCCCATCTTGTCAAACTTTAATCAATAATGGCTATTGTGTAGGCAAATGTTGGCGATATTCAGGTGGTGATTAAGTGATAATTGATTCTAGAGAAAATTCTTCGCTAAGTGAAGCGGTAATTACTTGTTGTAACTTAGCGGGAATCAAATATGAGAAGAAATTTATTGAAATTGGTGATTATACCTTTGGAAATATAGTAATAGAGGCTAAAAGTATGTCTGATTTCCTTGCTTCTGTTAGAAATAAAAGAATTTTTAACCAGATAAGTAACATGGAAGATAATTATGAGAAATGTTATGTGATTATTTACGGTCATGTATCACAAGCCATAGAATATCTTAACACGGTGAGGAATATGACCTACTATCAACAAAAACAATGGGGTGAAAAGTTAAAACGTATGGTTTATGGTGCTTTTTCGGCAATAGCCATGAATACAAATACAACCCCAATATGGGTTACATCATCTCAAGAAGCGGCTAACATTATTACTGCCATGAGATATAACATGGATAAAGATGTTGATTTGCAAAAGATGTTACCAAAGAAAACAAGAAGTGATGACGTGAGAGTAGATATACTGACAAACATAACGGGCATTAGCGTAGAAAAGGCTAAGGCTCTTTTAGAACAATTTGGTTCTGTATATGAAATAGCAGGGCTAGATATAAAAGATATTATGGTTATAGATGGGATAGGAAAAGTTACCGCATCAAATATATTAGATGCACTAAGAAGTAGAGAAGAGGTGAAGTATTAATGCCAGAAGATTTAGACGTAGACGAATGGGAACTTTATGAGGCTATGGAAAAGGTAGCCCAAAGTGATGCCATAAAAGAAATAAGAGAAAAGGTTGAATTGCCACCTGTTGTAAATAGATGGGTTGAAGTTGTAGGTCAATTTTCATTACATAATGATTATGCGGCTACAATGGCTTTCTATACAACGGTTGGACAATTGGTTAAAGACCATGTAAGAATACCTGTTGGAAAGTTAGCCCTTGATACACGGATTCATTTCTGTTGGATTCAAACAGCGAGAAGTGGTAAGACAACAATGTTTGACTTTTTATCCCCCGTTTGGGATAGAGTTTTCAAATTGATTAACAACCATCCCTTGACATTAGAAAGACCAAGAGGGCCGTTAAATGGTGTGAATGAATTTACTCTATCAAACCCCGACGCATTTACAGACCAAGCCTTATTGGGAACAATTAAGATTGACCAACCTAATCCTGAATATGCTAGAGGTGCTGATAACGTAGACTTTGAAGGCAACCCAATACCAGAACTTATTGATATACCAATTGCAGGTGCGTTGTTTGGTTCTGGTATTATCGCCTTTGACGAGTTTGAACATTCTGGTATTTTTAAAGAAACGCAACATAAGCAGGACACAGTAATGATGTTTCAGAAGTTTATGAACAGGTTGGATTCTGATACACATTTGATTAAGAAAAGATTGACTGAATGGGGAAGAGATTTAGTTGTAGATTGTCAAAGAAGTTTATGGGCTACTACTCTACCCCCTCAAGGTTTAGAAAAGGTAATTCTTACTAAGGGTGTATTTCAAAGAATGTGGCTTTACGTTAGAGAAGTTCCTGAATCTTTGAAGATGAAAATGGAAGAGGATTACATTGACAACGTGGGAGTTATTGATGAGTCGTCGGATGATTCTGATATATTTGCAGAAGAGTTTGCAACCATGATGTATGATATTTACAAGTGGTGTAAAGACCGCCATGAAAAGACGGGCGATAAGCGAAAGGTTGTTATCTGGTCCGACGATGCAAAGAAGGCTCTCAAGGTTGTTTGGAAAAGTATGCGTAAATACATGGATGGTTTTTCAGACCACATCTTTGAAGCATTGAATACTTTCCTAATGAATACTTTGAACAATGTTAGTATAGCCGCAGGTATTTGCGCTATTGCTGAAAAGAGCCCAACCATTGAGCGACGACACGTTATGCAAGCCAAGTCATTAACAGACAAAAGTTTTGATTCAATCACAACATGGTTTAGCAATAAGTTAAAGAAGAACCCCAAGCGAATACAGGAAAAGGGAAGAGAAGCAATTATCATCAAGGTGTTTGAAAATTGCCCTAAGAAAGATGGGTGGGTTTCTAAAACACAAATGGTAAATACATACATGAAGATGACTCAAAAGGGTAGAGCAACTTTCTATCGAGAATGGGATAATGTAGAACATCTCTTCGATGAAAGAAGAATAAATGGTAATAGAGTTCAAGTAAGGAGGAAGCAAAATGAAAAGTGAAGTAGCGAGAGAGTTTGCCAATTATCTCAGAATGGAGTTAGAAAAGGAAGAAATCATTGACTTGTTCCTATATTGTGTTGATGCAGAACTAGCGGAAAAGGTTAATAAACTTGTATTATCTGGTTATAATCATCAAGACATACTTAACGTTCTGAGAATGGTGGTGGAGACAAATGAATAATATACTAGCGATTGATATAGAAACAGCGAATACTGCGGCTGATATTGGAGGTTGGCAAAATACCCATATGTGGAAAATTTCCTGCGTAACTACAACGGATGGAATTAACAATACGGTCTACATTGACGAACCTGTAAATGTAGATAATGCGGTGGTAAAGTCGCTTAGACAACTGAAGTTTGATTTAGATGACCACTTTCAAAAGGGTGGTAAGTTATTGGGTCATAATATTGTGGCCTTTGATTTGCCCGCATTGAGAGATTCAATGGACATTTTTATTGCAAGAAAATATCTTGAAGGTAAAGATACTAGATGCATTGATACTAGCCGTCTTATGACAAAGGCTAGTGGTAAGAGAGTGCAGTTAGATAATTTGGCTAAGTGTAATTTGGGTGAAAAGAAAAGTGGCGATGGTTTGACCGCAGTAAGATGGTGGGGAGAAGGTAAGTATGAAGAGGTTGCGAAGTATTGCCTTTTAGATTCTCAATTGAGCCTAAATGTGTATAAGATGGGCGTTGAGAATAAAAGCCTTAAATTCTTCGATGAAGAAGAGGGCGATTATGTTATTACCAAATTAGATTGGTAAATATTTATGAAAAAAATTTTTAGGGTGTCCTTCCCCTTCGGGGGAGGGGCATCCTATTTTTTTTGGTTTCTGACCCGATTTAAGCGCATTTTTTTAGACCTAGAAAAAAGCGTTTTAGAAATAGCAAAAAGTAAAAAGTAAAATGAACATTCGAGCGCAACTAGCATTAAAAAATTTTTGCCTGTAAAACACGTTGTTTCGTTTAGGGCAGTTATACAAACCTCAAGGTTCATTCAGAGAAAACCCCCAAATTTCTTGCTCTAACTTGCCTATTTGGTAAAAATACCTGACCCATTGTATTATTCAACATTTCTAAAATAATTCTAATTTCTCTATTGCTATCGTCCATTTTATCAAAAAAATCATATATTGCTCTATTAACATTAGCGGGCATTTTTGTATTTCCTGTAATATCAATTTCGTCTTTTTCTAAATCAAAATTCTTAGGGATGATGTCATAATATATATGTCTGATAAGTTTTCTAGCACCCGTTTCATAATAAGTTGAATTATCTAAAAATGTCTGACCCCCAAACATCATGTTTGTTATCATTTGGCTAATTAATTCATTTACACGACTTACAATAAATTGTTTAATATCTCTATCATAACCCACCTTTTGAGCCACTCGTTCATAAAACTCTCTAGCCACAGGTCCATATTTTGTAGTTGGTAAATCGTCTAAATCAAATTTATCAGAAATATTTCCCGTTTGTAAAAACTCTTGAATCTTTTGCCCTGTCCTATTTGTCTTAGGTCTGTCTTTAATGAATTCTAAAATCCTACGGTGCTTTTCCTTAGACTCTTCATCTGTATGATTATACAAATTTTCGTCAAATTTAAGGACCGTGCGCCAATCCATTTAACCACCTAATAACATTAAGGTTGTTCAATTTTAACTGCTGGCATACCATTCAAATTTGCACCAGTGGTTTGCACTTTATAACCTTCTTTTTTATACAAATCACCTATTGTATTTACAATAAATTGTCTATTCATTCCCAATTCTGGAACTGTTTCAAGATGTATTTGAAAATAAACAAAAGGATTCTGTGAGCCAGCCTGACCTACTTTTTCATGTTTGTTTGAGTCTCCAGTAAAACCGATATATATTGGTAAATTTTCTAATGCAGGTTGTTGCCCAATAAATTCACCCAATGCTGTTTCTATGGTTTTACTTTCATAATCGACAATTGCTTCGTTATAGTTTTTGTTTCTTGTTTCTCTAGACGCTAGAGGTAGCGGTGCTTTTAATATCTTTTCCCATTTCATTTTATTCATCCTCCAATGTTTCTTCAACTGGGTTTGTCATAATACCCAAATTGACTCTTCTTTCTTCTGCATCCATTAAGTTGCGATGCTCAAGTTCTTTCAATGCCATTACACGGTCATGTTCAGCCCGTAGATTAGCAATTTGTTGATTTTGCATTACCAAATCTGGATGTAGATTAATTTCCCCTTGTTGCTCGGACTTCCACAACTCAAGCATAGAAGTTACAATAAGGAGAGCAGGTCCACCGATAATAGCCAATAGAGTAGCATACCCGTCAATATCATTAATAACTTTATCATCTTGCAATCCCGAATAGATGACAAGGCAAGCAAATGCTACCCATGCCAATACAATTGGAACACCAATCAACAACATCATTCTATCGTTAAAACTCTTATTCATTTTTTTCCCTCACACTATATAGTCTGTATAAATTACCATTAGGTTTTCTCATAAAATCCCTATAACTAATTACAAAATCACCATTGGGGTCTTCAGCATCCTTCTTTAATATAAAATCTAATTTTACCTCACTTGGGAAGAATCTAAACTCACTCCCTACTGCGTCAATAATTTGTCGTGCGCTCATAGGATTATTATTATGCTGACCCATATATTCTATAACCCTACGTCTTTGGTTTGCCATCAACGTTTTTGCTTTTAGAATTACTTCCCAAGTCATAGTAGATTAACCCCCGTCAATGCGGTAACACCTACCAACACTATTGAAAGAACAGTCTTCTTTAATAAATTTATGTCTTTCTCGATATGGTAGAGATGATTATTTTTGATTGTTTCAACCGATTGATGCAATTCGTTAAAGTTAGAAACTAACCAATTAATCTTGCCATCAGTATCTCGATTTAGAACCTCATCCAAATCATCCATATATAAGACTCCCCCATTCGACTATTTAAGGTTTAATATTAATTGAGAACAATTGCCATATACTGAGTAGAACTGATATGGATAACTGTATATATTTTTCCTGTTGCTAAAGTTAATCCAGCAGAAGCATTTCCAATAGTTGCCCCCGTTGCATCAATAATTAAATCAGAACTGCCCGTTACATCCAGTGATAAATTGTCCCCACCACCTGCATTATTTTTGACAATTATTCTCATTTCCCACCCTTGATGTGCGCCACTAGCCGCAGGTAAAGTTAATGCTAATGCACCGCCACTTGGGGGAGGGCCAGGAGAAAATGTTTGAGTATCAGCGATAATAGTTCTATGTGTAGAAGAACTTAAGTTTAAAATGGGCTGTGCAGGTGAACCTGTTACTTCTGTTACTGAACCTAAATATGCTGCTGCACCAACCCCCCCACTAACGGATAATTTTTCTGTTGGGGTATTTGTTCCAATACCTACTCTATCATTTCCTGCATCAGTAAAGAATAGATTTGCCTCAGAACTTCCTTCAATTCTAAAATTAGCATCAACACCACCCTCATTAAAAACAAAACCACTATTACCGCTTAATCTTAACATTTCTACTCCATCTGTTCCTTGACGAGTTACATAGAAAATCAATCTTCCGTCTTCTGTTGTAGTATCGGCATCTTCTGAATCAGCAAAGAAATGTGCAAAAGTGTGGATATTGCCCGCAGTATCTCTCGCTTTGAATTTAACATGACCAATATCTCTAGAATCTGCACCAGTAGCAGTGCTTCGGTAAAAGACTAATTCAGGTTCACTAGCAGTTGTTCCAGTATTTTCAATAAGAATAGTAGGTTCAGAAGCATCAGCATCACTAAGATGTAACAATTCTGTTGGACTATTTGTTCCTATACCAACATTCCCATCGGTATGAATTCGCATTCTTTCCGCTACTGCATCAGTTCCACTAATTTTTGTATTAAACTTAATTGCAGAAGTTCCTGTTCCATCACCACCACCCGAACTAAGAATTAAATCACCACCATTTTGGTCAGCCGAACCAGTAGGGGCTGAACCTGCGGATATGGTTAAATCTCTTCCATCAGTTCCCGAACTTGTTGTTGCTACTTCTATTGTAGCATTTTGCCCATTGCCAAAATCAATATCTCCACCTGTAATTGTTAAATCAGTTCCAACACTTAAAGTCCCCGCTACCGTTGTAGCACCTAACCCATCTACTGAAAATACAGTCGTATCTCCTTCATCACCATCTGAGTCATCATCTGATAAAATTTCAAACTTTTCATCAGCAGTATTATCGGCCAAAATAAATCTAATGTCTGCATTGGCTACTTTATTTTTAAACGTAGTTCTATCGGCAGTAGCGATAATAGACATGGCTTCAGTATATCCGCTATTATCATAGCCAATTGAAATAGAATTTTTTGACATATCCATAGTAAAGGTTTGAAATGAATAATCAAATTTATCGTCATCATTTCCTGCTGAAATATGCACTAGTGCAATTGGAATATAACCTGCCGTAATATCTGAAACCAGTGGGGTTGTTCCCGCAGTTCCTTGAACAATTACTAGTTCAGGCGTAGCGGGATTTATTAATACCCAATCATATCTACTGTGTGTTGCATCTTGAACGGTTGAAGTATATGCTTCTGTTAGTGTAACTGTGTGATTAACAAACTCTCCCCTTTTGTAAAACTTGATAGGTTGGGCTAGATTATATTGTGTATAAGTTCCCCCATCTGTAATTGTAAATCCTGCATGACTAATGCACATATCTCCTTGTGCAAATGATTCTAATACTTTAATAATACCAGAATGTAATTTGTCTGTTCCGTCTACCAATCCTTTAGATGGCGTTGCCGCCAAATCTGTTATCTTACCTATATTACTTACCATTTTAATCTACCTCTATTGTAATAATAAAATTTACTTCGTCTGTTGCTGAAAGTGGTCCAAAGCCGTCATAGTTTACCCTAATTAACATCTCGTTGCTTGAATTAAATATCCCTACTTCTTTAATTGTTTGTCCTAGATAGTCAGACCCACTTATAGTAATATTAAATTCTAAAGTAGTTTGCCCAACAGACCGAACACTATTTACATTTTGAAGAGTAGTGTTAAGTGGTGAATCTAAATTTGAAGCATTCGGGTTAGTAGAATCTCCGCCCGAACCAACGTTATATTTAGTGAAATTGCTTTGCAAATAATCTTTAATATCTGTTCTTCCTGCTCTTGTAATCATACTCCTACCTCCGAATTAAATCCTATTGTGTAGCCAAATCCTATTGTGCTTGTTGTGGTAATACCTGAGGTTAGCGTGGCCGTAGATTTGACAAATTTAATATTGACCTTATCCCTCTTGATTCTAGGAATGGTCGTGGATGTATAAACTTTTTGTTTTGTGAACCCTTGTAGATTTCTAATTTCACCCAATAGTAGTGAGAATGTTCCTGCCAAATCCTTTGAATATTCAGATAGGATAAACTTAGTGGGTCGGCCAAATTCCTTCTCAGTTTCAATGACCAAGTAATCACCTCTCGGAATATTCTGTTCTTCAAACTCCAATTCAATAATATGTCCAGGTTTTAGGAATGGCACGTTATCCGCCACTTCAATTTCAATTGATGTATTGGCTGTATTGAATACGTCGAGATATTGTATTGCCTTGAGGTCGGCCTGTCTTTGGTCTAAGATAGAATAGTCATATATCTCTTTTGTTTTAACCGTTCTATTAGTATCTGTGGTGCTAATTGGATTTCTAGCAATACCCCTAACCCCGTCGCCAATAACAATTACTTCGTCAAAGTTATCCAATAGGGAAACGTCATTACTAATTGAGGTAATTTGAAAATCCGAGTTTTTGGAAGATAAGACAATGTTTCTATACTTTTTCTCATCCTCCTTGTCCACAATCTTAATCTCTTCCCCATCCACCAATATTTCTTTATTTTTGTAAGACAGTAAATTGTTAGCGGCTGAATATAGGGATTGCCCTGTAAAATTAAATGCCCCGTAATATTTATCATCTTCTGTATCTTGTGTGTAAGAAATATCGTTAATAGTAAATGCATCATTAATTGCCGATTCTATTTCATCTACAATTTTAAACGATGCTCCTATACAAGCAGTAGTTGGGGTAAAAGCGGGAGATTTACTTACTGTAACAGTAAAAGTTGTTCCGAAGGAAGGAGTGCCTAGCAGTTTTTTTACTTCAGAAAACTGCATTTGTTTGCTACCTAGTTGGCTAACAGAAGTAATAAAAGAATTAACACCATCGGTAGCGTTCATTCTTATAGGCGAAGTCGAAATTGTCGAGGGAATAATAATCCCTGTTGTATTCCTAGTTTCTAAAAAGTTGCTAGATAAATCCCCATCAGGGTCAATCAAAACATACATTGATTTAACCCCGTTATTATGTGTGTCCATAATCATTCCTGTGCCATCATTAGCAGCATTTATTCTGTTAGCATTTATACCGTATGTTTGCATTTTATCTTCACCGCAAGTTTTAGTATATTCAATTTTAGGAGTGGCAAGAGTAATTGTTTTAGGAGAAAAATCATACATACATACTTGATTAATTCTCATAGGTCTTAATACATCGTCATCAGTGAGGTCGCCTGTGTTGTCTATTTTAATCAAATGTCTAAGCACGTTAGGTTCACTTCTATTAATTTCATGGGAAATAACTTTATGTAATTCTCCTTGTGTTTCATTGTAAAAATAACACCCTGTAAGATTGTTGCAATAATTTATCCAATCCATTTTTGTTACTAATTCTGGAGTTCTAGCCAAATCAAATTTTAATATTTCTTCCGTAGAAGTTAGTGTGTTATCATCTCCATCATCAATTCTCATAGATGAAGTAACCTTAATAAATGGCCTAAAGAAAATTTCTCCTGCATAGATATGTGTTCCATTTGTGGTTGCATCCACGTTATAATTTTCACCCATAATTCCCTGTGAAGCAGTAGCAAAATCCATCATAATTGTTTTGTTCCACCACAAGGTATGGGCAGATTCTGGTCCTTTATACACATAAGATACCTCTTTAATATTGTTAGTGTTAGTGGTAAATTTTCCTTCATTAACAACACCTGATAAAGTTGCCCCCTTATGTCTTTTAATTTGTTCTGGTAAAGGTTTATGCTGACTAAACATTTCTGGCACATCATAAAAGGCTGCTATTACTGTATCTAAATTATTAAAATTAAGTCTGTCTTCGCTATCATTATAAGCACGGTGAGGTATAATACTGTTTGGATAATGAGAATACACCAAAGGTTCATTTCTACCATTTACATCAGTAACCCAATTAGAATTATAATCTCCGCTGATAAATGATAACGCATTTCCAGATGGGCTAAAACCTTGTATTGTAATATTTACTCCATTTTCGGTTGCTAAAGAAGGGGTAACTAATGTTGTTCCATCTTGAGAACCTATTAGTTTTAAAGTCAAAGTTGTGTCAGTATTAGATACAACCTTGTATAGTCTATTATCAGGACCATTGCTTAGTCCACTTACTTCAATAAAAAATTCATCTTGTCCTTGTGCTGTAAAAAGTCCTTGTCTTACTCCCGTAAATGTAGGACTTGAGGCGGTAATACTAGAACTAGAATTATGATTAGGTGAAACTTTAATAGTGGTGGATGTAGGAACTTCAATAATTACATAAACATCGGTATGAGAAGAACCCCATCTGATAACCTGTCCTACTTGTAAATTATGTGCGCCACCAGTAAATGTTAGGGTATCAGAACCATTACCGTCTATTGTTCCACTACCAACGCCCGCCCAAGAACCTAAATTGGGGTATTGATTTGTAAAGGAAGTTCCGATTTTTGTTTCAATGTGATTCTTAAAAAAGTCAGTTAATCTAGAATTACTATCCGTAAGTGTGATAGTATTACCAGAAACATTAGCATTGACCGTCATCTTAAATGGGTGAGGGTCATCTTGAACTCCCAAAACTGAAATTCTCCTGTTCATTTGGGTGTAAGAGTTTATTCCATTTTTACCAATAAACATTGGTGTTTTTACAATTGAACTAAAAGTGCCACTTTCAGATTCTTGAAATGTGTCTTTAGCGGTAGCACTAGCATTATCCGATTCGTAGTCGCTGTTAGCAAAGAAAACTGTTTTATTATAATTGTGATTATTTTCGGTTGTCTTTTCAGGATAATATGGAACAACAGAATCCCTTGTTAGTAACATTTGATTTTTACTGTCATTTGCTTGATTACTTCGGTGATGAACCTTTACATATAATACTGTATCAACAACATCAGCACCTTCTTGTAAATCATTCCATGTTCCTGTATCAAAAATAATTACATTACCAGAAATTGAATCAACATTTCCTATTAAGTAGGGCGTGTTGGGTAGGCTAGTAGGGTAATAGTATATGTAATATTCATATTGACTTTGATACCATGCAGTTGTAGTTACCTCTAATCGTTTTGTAGTTGAAGTTGTAGTAGTAACCTTAACGTCTACATTATGTAGACCTGCTTGTGGAAATGACTTTACTAATAAACAGGGGTCTACACCGTCATAACCTTGTCCCGTATGGGAGGCTCTAGAATCTTCTGTGCCGTTATTATTAACATCATAATTTTCATAATCCACTTCATTAAAAAGCATATCAATTGTTAAATCAGTTAATCTCATTAAATTAAATCTAGTTTTATCACCATTTGATGATGAAATAGGTTCAATGTGATAGTCCCCGTCTTTTCTAGAAGAAATATTAACATGTAGTGGCGAAACGTAATCTGTAAAATTATCTATACCGCTATTGGAATTTTCGTTATTAGGTGTTTTCTTTCTCTTAAATATAATAGAATAGTCGTCTAAATTTCTATCTGTATAAAAAATATTATTTTCGTTAGTTTTACTTTCTGGATAAACGTCGCCCAAAGAAAACAAATGTAGGGAAACTGCTGATGGGTCATGTAATTCTAACCTTCCTACATACTCGTCTAAATCACTAGTAAATCTATTTCCATAATATACAGGGGAACTATAATACCAATTGGGGACTCTAGTAATATCAAAAAACTTAGAACCTAAAGCGGGCAAAATACCCGTCTGTTCTTTTGGTAGTCCTTTCATCCATTTGTTAGAATTATCGGCATCGAAATCAAAGGCCGTTTTATTAAGTTTATATGCTGAAACGTAAAAGTTAAAATTTTTGGTATTTTCATAATAATCGTTTCTAGAATATATTCCTGCGCTATAATCATTTAAAGTAAATCTATCGTTAAACGCAAGTGAATATTTATTAGAATACGGTTGCAATAAAAGCATATTTTCTTCTACATGTAAATTAGCATATCTAAAAATAGGTTGTGAATATCTTAGAGCGTATTGAGATTTTACCGTAGAAGAATAATCGGGGTCATCTGAAAAAATATTATTGAAAGTTTTTGGACTTTTATCTGAATTTTTATAACTGCTTAACAAATGTAGAAAACCTCCATCTGGTAAGCCTTGACCGTTAATTAGTCTAATGGGTTGATTGGTATATTCGGTGGTATTAACAAAAACATCGTTTCGATTATCTGTAACCATACCCAAAACAATAGGGGACACATAACCCAATTCATAACTAATTGAACCGTCTATGTTATTCTCACTATTAATAATATTTAATTCTGGAGTGGAGGCGGGGATATTTAGGCTAGTTTCAAAACCTAATGGGAAATCTAGATATTCACCATCACTATTGACTATTGGTGCTACAAAATTATTAATGTCAAAACCGTTTTCTACTCCACTTTCTTTTTCCAGAATTAGAAGGTTGCTATCTCCTGTTGAAGTAAAACTCCTCCCGCCACCAAATACAATGCCTTTATCTAATGTTCCTGCTATACTCGAAGCCCTGTTAGTAATTCTAGGGGTGGTTTCTAAGTTTTTAGAAGGTATAATAGATTTTCTTATTCTGTGAATTCTGTTACTATTTAATGTTGTAGAACCTATGTTCGTTAAGTCGGTTATATAACAATCCTTCATAAGTGTAACTTTATTTGAGGGGCTATTAGATACAGATTTAACTACCCCCAAAACAACATATCTATCACCACTCAGGTCAAATGCTATTGTATCACCATAAGATAACTGTGTAGTGGGGTCTTGAATAGTTGTTATTTCTTTACCAGATATACTATTAGCAATTAGGGAAACATACTCTAATTCAGCAGAACTTGTAGCGTCACCAACTAGTGGATTAAATGTAGTATAAACAAATTCATCACTATGAACGTAGTTTTTATCTAAAGTGGTATTAAGTAATTTGCTAATTGAATCACGGCCTACAATCTCATATTTAAATGCCTGTTTAACATCAGCCTTTTTAGTTTCAACAAAGCCATCAAAAATAGGATTATTTACAATGAGTTTTCCTGTAATAGAATCAGTTAGATATTTTCCACTAAAAAAGTTTGAAGAGGGTCTTGAGATAATCTTTGTATATCCTGTATCTTTGTCTCCTTTATCTACTTCTAGAATAACGCTATCCTTAGAATCTTCTAGAATATATTCAATAGAATTAACATCTGAATCTGATTGTATGACAGATATTCCATTTCTACTGATTGTTTCAAAGGTAACACTTCTACTACCCGTATTATTGGGTAAAGTGCTAGGTGTTATGTCAGTTCCTGCTATTGAAGTAATTGTTGTGCCTTTAGCAAAAACCGAAGATATAATTACATCACCCACCGATAATTGAGCCGCCTCGGAACTACTTACCGCTATATTACCTGTAAGTCCAGAACCTGTTCCCGAAATACTAACAGTTGAAGTAGTATCGAGTGATAGGGTAATCTGTGTATCAATTTGATGGTCAGCCAAAAATGTTTGAGATACGGGCGACCATGTTTTTCTATAAGCCTTCTTTGCACTAAATGTTTCCAATGTTCCGACAGAACTAAACGCATTTGCGGTTAATAATCTTTTATGGGTAACAGTTACAACCTGTTCTCCGTCAGCAGGTGCAGTAATTCCAGATATAACATAGTAATAATTTTCAATAAATACAGGTTCATATGCACTACTACCGTCATACAACACCTTTCTCCAATCCTCTCCTGCAACTAAACCTGATACAGTAAATGTAGTAGATGTAGTATTAGTGCAATTTCCAGGTAACGCATTAGACGCAATACGGTCTAATTTCTTTTCATTAATAAATTGCTTAACCTTAAATCTTTCATATGTGTTAATTTTCTTATCTAAGATTTTTTCTACATCAAAAAATTTAATGGTAGCCATATTACCTTTATTTGTTACGGTTTTATTTACATTAACATAGTAGGGAGATGAATGTATTTGATTTTTTACGGGAGAATCTATAAAGGTAATATATGTAGATAACCCCCCATCAGAATCATAAATATTTTTAGACGAACCTGCCCAAGTTGTTCTATCAAAAGTATAAGTAGAACCTTGTGCGTTATGGGAATTTATACTTCTGGGGGTAGATAAATTATCGTTTGCTCTATTATTATCTGTCAAATCTCCATGATGTGTAAAGAAACCTTTATCAATAATCATATCTGATGACAATGGGGCAGTTTTAAAAACAGATTTTTTAGTCGCTGTATCATTAGTAGACTTTGTTAGCAATGTGTATTTACGGTCATGGTCAAGTTTATCTCCCTCATAGAAATAAAATGTAGGTCTACTAACGTCTACATATTTATCATGTCTTTCTTCACTAGTAGCAACATCGTTTAGTAACCCGTATGCAACTGCCACCATGTTATCATTTGTTTTTAATGGTCCTTTGTAAATCGCTACTTTAGTTCCAGCAGTAATATTTTCTTTTAATCTAGGGGTAAATTCATAATGATAATTATTACCGTCATATTGAACCTGCTCTGTAATTTTAGCCACATGATGTTTTTTTACATTATCGGCATATACTATAATAAAAGTGTCATACTGATGTTCGCTTAACGTTAAACCCGTAGAACTGCCTGTATCAATTGTAACTCTATAACCTGGATTTTCAATTATGTTATCGGCATAATCAGCAACTGTGGAACTAACAGGAAAAAGTCTATTTAATAAACTACTTCCCACATTTGGCGCACCAAAGGTAGAAACATCAGCAGATTGAATTTCATAACAATAAATGCCTAGTGTGGTAGAGTTAGTAGAATCTTCGGTTATTACTCTCGGATTTACACTAGTTTTAATATTAAATGTTCCTGCACTTGGCGTGGCAGTAAAATCTGAGGGAATGTTTTGACCCTCATTTAAAACATATACATCGTCAGCCATCTAAATTAGCCTCCTCAAAATCCATATACAAAAGAGTTTCTTTAAACAATGGGTATAAAGTATTGGTGCTTTTAAATTGCGTCTTACCAATACCCATGATGGACAACTCATGTATTTCACCCATAAATTGACTCAATCTTCTAACAGTATAAGAACTACCGTTTTTATTTTGACCAATATAACAATCCGTTGTGTCAAAGGAAAAATTACCCCCTACACCATGAGTTCCAGAACCTACCAAGTCACCGTTATAAAAAATTTGCATCAGGCCATCAGCCGTATAATTAAACGCTATATGGTGAGGTGTATTTACATATAATGGCTCTTTTGGTAAAGAATAATAGATGTGTGAACCATTTGCAGGTGTATTATCGGTGGTCAAAGCCTGTCCAATAAGAGTAACCGTGCTACCGCTTACCTGATTAATTCCACCTATTAAAGCCCCGTTATCTCTATACAACGTATATCCAACACCAAATTCTGGCGCACCGCTTAACGTAATAGTATTATTTGTAGCCGTGTCATTGCTAGAAGAAACAGTCCTAGAAGATTTTTTAGCAAAAGCCCCATGATTACTATAAAGATAATCTGTTGGAGATAAAGAAGAATCATCAATATTAGTCGGATTAATTACAGTAGAAGATTCTAATGTTGTTGTCGTTGAACCTATTTTTAGTGTAACTCTGATAGAATATTTAGCAGGAGTGCTAGGATAAAGTTCTGATTCTGTATTTACTAGTTCAATAAAGAAGTTATCATTATGAAAAATTCTCATCTTAACATCCTTTCTATTACCTTCTAAAATATAGGCTAACCCCTTTGTATCTCTTGATAGAGATTTTTGAGTAGCAGAAAAACCATCTGGATTTCCATTAACGTCATAAGGTGTAACAATTGCCTCAAAAGAAAACCCTCCCGATAAAGCCCATAATCCTATTTCTTGATTAGGGGTATTAGTATCAAATCTAGGAATTGTAATATAGCCATCGCACATTACAGGAAACTGTAATGACTTCCTATCTTTAGAAAATACTGTATATGTCATGATAATCAACCTGAGAAAACAAATGATTGTGTGAATGTTAGATTAAAGCCAATATAAGGCTGTCCTGCTATGAAATTAGTGCTAAATTGTTCTACTACTCCCGTGATACCCCTGTAATCGCTAGATGTTTCGTCATCTGATGCGAAAGAGCCAATTTGGGCGGGTGAGGCATCTAAGGCTCTTGATTTGTAGTCAAAGGGGACTAAGGGGCATAAATCTTGGGCTGTATTTTGTGCTAGACCCGTTCTATACCCATAATCATCTCCAACTCTAGATGGATATAGAATAAATAGGCGAGAAAAGTTTTGATTTCTTTGAAAAGAAGAAGCGTCTACTGCTGAGTGCATTAATTGTGCAACCTCATAAGCAGTAAGATTTACTATCACTTCTGTTCCGTCAATATTCTTTTTAATAATCTGGTCTGTTATAATACCACTTATAGTAACGGATTTTCTAGCAACACCCAAGTCAATACTCAAAGCGGTAGATTCACCAGTAATTGTTCCAGAAAAGGGAATAGGGATTTGCGGAACTTGTCTACTTGTGCTTATTCCCACATCCTCAGCCTTCAACATAATTCTATTTGACAACGCCCCATTATCTGTATCATTACCTGCCGAGAATTGTAGGAAAACTGTGTGGTCTAAACCATATCCGTCTGTTCCTGCATTACTCATTACTGTTCTACTATTTACCATATTAACCCCTCAGTCCGCTTGAACTATACCTGTTCATTTCAATATTTATCTTTTGTCCTATCTTACGGGCAATATCATTAAGTTCTGTATCTGATGCTCCAACTCTACCCGTAACATTAATGTTAATTGTAGGACTCATCATTTTTGAAGTGTCTGCATTATTAAACACTCTAGAATTTCCAGGTAGTGAAACTAATTCTGGTCCTCTTTCACCAACTAAAAACGTTCCACTATATGGAGTAATACCACCAGTAGAATAACCTCTAATTGTTGGTGGGTTCATAGCATTCATTCCTGTTTCACCTGCTAAACCATCGCCAATTGCTACTCCTAAATTACCACCTGCTTTACCACCTAAATATCCACCTACTAATCCACCAACTAAAGTTCCAACTCCAGGTGCAAAGAATGTTCCTACTTTAGCACCTAAAGCCGCACCTCCCGCAGCACCTCCTAATCCACCCAAGAAACCACCCACTTTACCTGCACCAGATTTAGCACTTCCCATTATGTCTGCAAAAAGACCCACTAATATTGATGCTAACATTCCTACTGCGGTCATGGCTATTGAGAAAAATATTTGACCAATACCCTTTAGTATCTTTGGCAAATTTTCTGTAATTAAAGTATTTATATTATCTTTTAACTTACTACTGTCACCTGTAAATAGAGCAACTAATATATTAATCAAATTGACTATAATTCCAAATATACCGCCAAAGTAATTATACACACCGTCGATAAATGTAGATAATAAATCAATATCTAATACTCCCTGAAACTTCTCAAAATATTTCATAGTATTTTCAAAGAAACCTGTTTGGTGTAGGGCAAAGACAGCCGCACCTAACATAAATAGCATAGTAGAAACATACATAAATACACTTAGAGCAATCATACCCAATCTAATATAAAGTTTAACAGCGACTACTGATATGACTTTATTTAATTTATCAATGAAAAACTCCTGCAATTCTTCAAATCGTTTTCTTCTTTTAGCCCTTTTTGCTTTCATTTTTTCAAAGAACCCTAATTGTTGCACGTTTTCAATCAATTCCATTTGATTTTTATTTGCATCGGCTTGCAACAATTCATCATCATCACTTCTAAGAGTTATAATATCTCTATCAGCCCCCGATTCTTCATTGAGTTGATTTACAGACTCTCTAAGTTCTCCTATTAAAAACAATTGTTCGGCCTTTAAATCTTCAACAATTTTATCTACACCTTCTAAAGCGGCCAATAGTGAATCTCTCTCCTTTCTAGCATCTCTAAGTTCTTCGCTAGATAACAGGGAATCTTGAATTGTCTGTCTTTGAGCAATTAAATCTTGCCTTCTTTGTTCAGATTCATCTCTTCTTATCTGCAACATTTCATCAAATAACCCTTCTATGTATTGTAATTGGTCATTAGAAGCACCTAACGCCACAGCCCTATCATATAATTCTTGAGCATTTTGAGCAGGGGCATCATATTCCCCCATAAATGTCTGATTAAGACCATCTAATGTATTCTGAATTTCAGTAAATCTAGCATTAACGATGTCATCTATTAAACCCCCACCACCTAATTTATCTATTTGTTTAGTGAGTTTATCAATAGTATCTTTAAACTCCTTTTGATTATCTATCTGATTTTTTATAACTCTTTCTCTTTCTCTCAAAGAATCTTGCCCACCCTCTATTTTAGTTCTTTTAACAGCCTTAATTCTGTCACCAAAACCTAATATCTCTCTTTCTCTTAATCTCATTTGTGCTATATCTAAACTTTCTTCTTGATAAGGGTTAGTTATGCCCATTTGGGCAAAAATATCAGGGTCGCCTTGATTTATCATAAACTGAGCCGTCTGTCCTCTAAGTGCTTTATCCCCGACTCTTCTCATTTTTTTAGTAGCCCTTTCTAAATCTTCTCTAGTTTTTAGAATTGATTTTTCTACCCCTAGAAACTTAATTCTATTTTTAATAGATTTATCTTGCAAAATAGCCTCACGGTCAAGCGCATTCATATCTTCTATTCTAAGTTTAGCCATTCTTTTCAAAATGTCCTCCCTTTTATTCATCAAAGTGTTAAATTCCTGCTCCCTCTTTGTTCTATTTTCAGCCGCCTTATCGAAATATCTGAATATTAACAGAACAGAAGTAAGTCTTTGCATTACTTCAAACAGACCTGTTCCTGTTGAAAATCTAGTAATAATAGAACGTATAATACCGCCTTGAGAAGAAATACCAGAAAGCCTAGTTACCCTATTAACCAAAGTTGTAGAAGCCTCATCAGCCTCCATAGCCAATTGTGTAATATCTGTTAATTGGGTTTTAAAATCATCCAAACTTCTTCTTAGTGAGTCCATTTCTCATACCCTCCATATGTTTAGCCTCTTCTTCTTTCTGAATTGAAAAAAGAATCATAAAGTCCCTTACCATGCTGTAAGGCAAAGAATACGCCTCAGCGGGACTAATATTAAATTCCTTAGCCAAGATATATAAAGTTATCCTTGATGCGATTAAAGGACTATCTACTTTATTTTCATTTAACGCTCGTCGGAAGGCACTTTTAAATCTTCATCCCCCTCTAAATCAAAGGGGTCTGGCAAAATTTCTTTAATCTGATTTCCAACATAAGGACTCAATCTCAAAATCTCAATAGCCGTAAGAGAAGGCTCAGTTTTATCTACAAACGCTTCCCATAGGTATCTGAAAAGGGTGTCCATTTCAAGGCTAATATCTTGTGTTCTTGAGTTGAGATTAATGAGTTTGGCCTGAGCCTTTTCCAATTGTAGGAATGTTGGCTCTTTAATCCAAACTTTTAGGTATTCTTCTGAATCTGGTGCAACCTTAATGTAATGCACTTTGGATTCAGTTGGTGCAAATAGCATATTCTTATCTTTAACTGTTTTTTTCTCCATAGAGTTTCCTCCTAGTTATACGCAAGACTCGTCGGTTTATAACCCTTAGCCTTGTAGAATCCAATTGGTAACGTGTTCACACTCTTTCAAATTAAGTGGAACAATCTCCCACGAAACCGTAATTGGTCCTTTGTCATTGGTAAGCGGGAAGTCAGCAGTTACAACCATGTAATCCTCAAACTTTAGCGTGAGGGTTTCATCAGTAGCCCCTGTTTCCTTTCTAAACAATAGGGTTAATTCATTACCCGATGTTCCACTTAGCGAAAATGCCTGTTCTTCTCTCAAAGCGTCAAATACTGCCGAATCAGTTACCAATCCTGTAAAGTTCAAACGGTAACTTCTTTGGGCAGGGAAATGAAATTGGCTAGTCTTATCATATGAGCCAATAAATCTCTTTGGTTGTAGACTGTTTTCAATACTTAGCGAAAATGACTCAATGCGAATATAATCTTGTCCAAACATAGAAATTGTTCCATCTGAAAAGAAGAATGGACGCATAAAGTTTTCATTACTATTTGCATCTCCACCTCTAGGTGAACCAAAATTAACAAAGTTCTTTGCATCTGTTACGTTGTTTGCAGTATCATAATTTGTGGGTGCTACAAAGGTTTTCTTTGTTTCAAAGTTCACGTTCATTGTAACTTCTTGATTTGCAGAAGCCTCCATTGTTAGTGAATTAACCATACAACCTGGATAAATTTTAGAATATACAGTTTCCTTACTTGTGTCCATTCCACTAGGTAGAATTTGTGAACCTGCATCTACGGCAACAGTAGAAATGCTGTCAGGTTTTTTAAGAGTATATTCAAGAGCAAATGTTGGCAAATCTTCACTTTCTGATTCAGTAAATGTGTAGGTGATTTTGTTTGTCAAAGTATCTGAAACACTTTGAACATTTCCTGTATTTTGTCCTAATTGTGGATTTAGCGGAGGGCAAATTTTGTTATCCTCTACTCGATGGAAACCTGCGCTATTTACATCTGTATCAATAATAAAAGCGGTATCTGAAAGACCCGAAGTAGCAAATTCACTACTTACAGTAGGTGTTCCACCACTAGCGAGTGTGGCTGTTTTATTACCCAATGCGTAATAAAGCCAACTAAAGTTATTTGCTGATAGTGAAAAACTTCCACCACTAGTTGTTTCAGCACCCTTAAATTGATAAACCATACTTCTTGATGCGGTGCTAATTGGAATATTCTTTACATCAATACTTGTAGATGGAATGGTAACTGTGCTTGTTAGCCCCAACCATGTATCTGAAAGTAGTCTAGGATTTGTAGATGCGACAGTTGAACCTGCGGTTGTTGTTGTTAAAACCAAATCAGTTCCACTAACATTTGTAACTGAGGCTGTTTGCGATACTGTTCCACCGTAGGTGTTAGTCAAAACCAAACTATCGCCACTTCTAGAAGCACTAAAATGAATGCTTCCAGTCTTTCCTATTTCAGCAACAATAACATCAATAATTTCTTCTGCTGTTGTTAAGTCGCTATCATTAATGTTCACTTCAAGATTAGCCGAAGCACCACCGTATGAACCGTCATTAGTAATACCAATAACGTAGGCAGTAGAACTTGAACCTGCGGATGAAGGAACTTGACCAAATGAAATACTATCGTTATCATAATCAGCCCTAGCATCGCTTGTAAATCTAATATTTAAAACCTGAGCAACATAAACGTTACCTGCGCTAGAACCTTTAGGGGCAGGAACAGGTGCGCCTTGATGTTCAATAATGCCGTAATAACTTGTAGCACTTGATGTAATTGCCGAAGCAAGTGAATCATTAACGGTAATTGTAGTAGCGTCATTAGAAATAATCATAACTCTATCTATCAAAGAGTCGTTAGACGCTTGGTGTATTCTCAAGTAACAACCTCTATACAAATTAGCAACAAGACTAAAATTAGTTGTAAATGTTGCATTGAGTGTTATTACTCTTTTATTTTCACTTGCACCTGCGATACTTACAAAGTCTCCCAAATACAAATCCATTTCAGGTATCATTGATACCATCGCTCCAGAATCCATCCATATACTATTACTTACCATTTTTTTCACCTACTTACAAACTTACGGCAAAACGCTTTAGGGTTACGTTTATTTTATATCCGAATATTCTACTCCTTTTATCATTACTTTCGGTTCTTGAACCTAAGACGATGTGTTTAATATTCTCTTCTAGAGAACCTGCACTTCTAAACCACCCTCTTCTGTTCGTTTCTAAGATGTGGCGAACTATCTTATAAAGGTTTTCTATTCTATCACGACCAAAGGTAGAACCAGATGGTGCAACTCTAGCATTATCATTTGTTCTCCTGTCGTCTTGTTTTGTTCTAATGCTGATGGACATACTATAAGTTTCATTACGGACAGTCCAATCTCTTGTAGGATATTCTATATTTTGCGAATCTTCCATAACTACAATTAGGTCTTTAGATGGCGTTACACCGTCAGCAGTAGTTTCCTTTGCAGAACTAACCCTAACTCTATTACCACCTCTACCATTAGGTCTTGTTGAATCCATAGAACGAATATCCATAATTTGCGGTTTAACCCTATGGATGGCGGGGATTTCTGAACCCAATGCGGTTACAGCAGTATTCCAGTATTCGTCTAATAGTGTAACTAGAAATGTTGTTTCATCCATAATTTCACTCCCCATCATAGAAACGGCCTATGTCATTAACATTAATACTAGTAAATGGTCCTCGACCCTCCATTGCCAGTAACTCATCTTGAACATCGTTAGGGTCATCAAATTCTTCTGATAAATTTACATATTCTACCGCAATTACAGCCATAGCAGTTACTAAATCTATATTTGCGTCGGGATTTTCCATAGATAAGAAACGTGTTCTAAAACGAACCCAAGTATCACTCATTATCTGAACAAATCTTTCTCTACCATATGCTTCTACATAATTTCGTGCAAGGGCTTGAGGAAGAACACCACGCACAATATCATCATACCATGCATTAGCAACGGGATTATCGGAGGGGTTATCTTCATCTTCATCTTCATATTCATCTTGCCTATCCATATAATCTCTAAACATATCATATGTTTCTGGCCCATAATCCGCCATTAATGTTCTTTGTGCTTCTCCCGCACTCATTGTATCAAATACCGTTAGATATTCCCTCATCATTTGTTCCATAAGTTGTCGTTCTTGAGTAGTCATGTTTCTATCTCTTGTCTGTCTCCTTGTTTCATTTTCTCTAGGGTCAATTTCTGATAACCTTTTCATTAAATCCTCAAATTTATCCATATCAAAATCGGGTAACTCCCAATCCTTTAAGGAAAATACTTTATTATATTCTCGGTAGTCGGAAAAATCTTGTTGAATTCCCTTCTCTGTATTTACATCTACTTTAACGTTAAACAAACTCATTAAATTTTCATAGGAGTCTAAAACACTTCTTATTATTTCTTTATCGTTTTCTGCAAACATTATGTCATAACTATGCCCACTCTTGTTATTATTATCCTCAGGAACGTATAAGTTTTTAAGAGAAGCAACCATCGCTTTCGCTTCGCTATTTATTAATAGTCTATTTAGGCTATTAACAACATAATTTTCTACCATATCTAAAGCCTCTTTAAATTCTGGCATGGCATCAATCATCGCCATTAATTCTTCGTGTGTAGTTTCGTGTAAATAGTTATTAGGGTCTAAAGTTCTATTTGTTAAACCACTTATAAAATTTCTACTGCTAAAGTTTTCTCTAACAATGTCAATTATTGCTGGAGCATGTATTTCCCCAAAAAGGGGAAGTGAATCAATATTATATTCATCATTATCTCTAAACATTTCTTCTGTAACGATTCCGCTAATGATAGGGTCATTAATGTGTCGGTTTAGTCGAGATATTCCACTTATGAAGTTCAAACATTCTTTTATAACTGCGCTATCTAAGTAATTTTCGGTAGGACTTACCATTTCTCCCGACATAAAATTTGGATAAATGTATTCATAATAATCTATGCTCATTTCAAAATCTTCTTCAATAATTTCCATTTCTTCTTTCTTACTATATGCAAAATTATTTTCTATAAAGGACTTAAAAGTATCAATAGCCTTATCCTTCTTTCTTTGTAGGGCTACATTTTCTGGCACTCTACGTTCCCTATTTCTAAAACCTCTAGGTCTATCTGGATTAACAATTTTAGGGTCTGTTCCCGTTCTTTCCATAAATTCCTCAGGGCTTTCCCCTTCATCTGGAAATATATTTTTCAGTAGTTTTTTCCAACTCATTCAAATGCCTCCTTTATTCTACGGGTAATAGTGGCTACAAATTCCTGCTCAACAACCTGCTCAACAATTTCGTCTGCTAATTTTTCTCCCAACAATTCTTCACTAATTTCTTCCAATTCTTGATTTTGTCTAATAATCCTTTCAAGGTCAATTTCCAATTCATCTCTAACTTGTTCTAACCTCAAACGCATTTTTTTTAAATCCAACATCAATCTCCCCTCAATTGTCTGATAAAGGCTTCAATACCTAAGCCTGTTTCTCTTTCCATTATTTCTTCGAGTGTATTAACACTTTGTTTAATGTCATTTTGTGTAGCAGTAGCGACATCTTCCTCATATTCGTCTTTTGGCTTTTTAACTAAACCACGCTTTTCAAAGTCATATCTATAACCTGGATTTGCTTGTTCTAATTCTCTAGCAACTTCCTTTAATGTTTTTTCGTCTTCTGTTTTAATTGTAATATCAACTTTAGGAGGTGCTTCTTTATAAGTAATTCTTCCAACTGCGTTATAAATTTCTTTCATCAATTGATATTCGCTTTCAACAACATCGCTATTTCTTAGCAATAATTCTGGCCCCGTAACTCTAACGTATTCATAATCTCCTTCGTCATTTTCTCTCATAACAAATGTATAATAAACTCTAGCACCACCTAATTTTCTAGGTTTTAATGACATGGTAAATTCATAAATGGTTTCTGAAACCATTTTATCCTTGAATACAATGGATTGCCTTTTACCCGATTTGGTTAAATCTGGAACTATATGACTTATTAACATGGTTCTCAAGGTATCTTGAAATCTCCCAACATCAATAACCCTTAGATTCTTACCTTCGGAGGTTTTAATCTTCTCCAAATTTTTAACTACTGACCACCAATTTTCTTTATCGGTTTCGTCTGTCTTTAGTTTAAATTCCCCTTGACCCCTTCTTCTTCTTCCTGCAAATAGTTTATTAATTTGATTCAAAACCATTTTTAGTCTTGACCTATGCCCTTGATTAGTAACTCTATGTGATACAGTCATTGTATGCGTTTCAGCATCAGGGTCATTTTCTTCACCTAATCTTTTAACTGTAATTGTGTCATGTTTTCCACCCGAATTTGTTGCCGTAACAGCATATCCGTTTTCTCTCAAAAATTCTCTAACTTTACGCATCCCCTTTTCTTCGGACATTTTGATTAAGTCAAACCAATTCATACAAATTCCTCCGTTACATAATCACCATGTTTATTTAATAGGATAGTTCCCGCACTCACCATATCTGAAAGCAAATTTTTTATTCTTCTTTCAGTTCTTTTGGTTTTTAATTCTTCATATATTTTATCAAAATCAGCAGCACCGCCCGCCTTTCTTAGAATTTCTACAATAGAATTTTCTAAATCTTCTGATTTCAATATATCTTTCCACATAGTATCACCAATTATAATTGCAAGCCCAATAACCTGCTGTCAATTTATTCTTTTTCTTGTCGCAGTTATGTCTCGACTTAAAGTTAGACCTGCGCTTTTTATTCTTATGTTGTAAAAAATCCTTGTAACCTCTTGCACCAAAAGATACAATTTTATACTTACCATTTTGATGCGCCAATACTCGATACTTTTTCTTACTTCCTTTAGGCGCACGTTTTGGTTTGTTTAGACCTGGAAATTTTTCACCTCTATACATTACTCCGCCCTTTACACGCTTAATTTCAGATTTTTTTTTCTTAGCCTTGACAACAGTTTCTTCTTTGTCGCAGGAATTACAACCGCAACCACAATCACCTTTTAGTTCAGCCTTTACCGCTTCACTAATAGTTTCTCTTCTATTACGCAGGTAATCATCAGTATCATCTACATCGCCATCATTATCAATATCTTCATCTTCTTCCCCAACGGGGTCTAAATTTTTAATAATATCCCACCACATTTTATCACCTCAATTTACAAATTCTATATCTTTACGGGGAGTTTTAGGAAGTGCCTTTATTTCTTCCATAATTTCTTCAAGTCTTGCCTTAAATTCCGCAATCTTTTCTGGATTTTCCATCATCATATTTACAACATATTCAATATCTTCTTCCATTTCTGGAGTTAATTTTTTTCTTCCTGATGCCCCCAATCTAAATGTAGGTTTATCATTTTTAATAATATCTTTCCATATCATGGCGACCCCTTCCTTCTTTTATATGTTTTACAAGCGGCACAAGTTGGCCTACATCTTCTCTTTCTTCCTTTAGATGCATCTGCTCTACCGCAGGGTTTTGGTCCTCCTTTCTGACCACAAGTTCCACAAGCAATCCAACCCCTTTGAGTTTTACCGCCCTTCTTTTGCTTACCGCCTCTCCTTGAGAACCATCCATGTAATCCCTCATCCTTTTCTCTTTTAAAGTTATCGCCACTTCGCCTTTTCTTTTTCTTGGTTTTTTTGGAATGCTTCTTTCTTCGGGCTTTGCTTTTCTTGTTTATATCATCGAAGCCAATTACTGTTTCCCATGATTTTAGAATAACTTTATCGTTAATATATTGTTTAATTTTATTAGGCACTTCATTTTCAGCAAATGATTTTATTTTCGCTATACCCACTCTATCACTAGCAGTTAATGGCATGGTTTCAAATGAATTAACATAAGTTTCCAATATTCTATCTATTAGAGGATTAACATAGTCATTAAGTATTCTCGCTTTCAATTTACGTTTTGTGTCATATCCATCTAGTATAGCAGGTTGGGTTTCAAATAAAGTAGCATCAAAAGCCATATCTGCTAAGACCTTTGACATTAAATTGAATACGTCGTTTGGTATATCATATTCTTGTCCTCCCAAACCTAGCATCACTTTTTTAATCGCAATGGCATTCAAGTTTTCTACAACCGCATCTATTTTTAGCGATATTCTATCTTTCATATCTCTAACATCTTCAAATCTAAATTGACCAAAATGCGTTCCTTCATGTGCTAATGTAGCATATAAATCTTCCATTTGTTCATCTGTTTCTATTTCAGGATTATTGTCAAATATATATCTGAGATGATTTCTGTTAGCAGTAATAAGCGCACCTTCGGCAATTTCTTTATCTACACCCATTCTCATAGAAATTCTTCGGATAATGTCGGGGTCTGCATCGGTCAAATATTCTAAAAATTTTCTATCATTTAATTTGAATTCACTAACAGGTGTTGGATTTTGGAAACCTTCTTCTACATTTATATTTATTTTTTTGGGGTCATAGTTTCGGATTAATTTTTCTAAAGCCAAAATCAAAGTATCAGTTTGATATTGATAAGTTGCTCTCGCCCTACCTTTTGAATGTCTATCAACCTTGAGGTTATACACTTTTAATAACTGTTCCCACATATTAATAACTCCATTCTTCTGTATCGCCAAAACGCCCCTCATCTTCCATTGTGATTCTGTCGGGATAATCTCGGTCATTATAAACCCTTAACCAAGACGTATCGTGCATCTCTAATGGTGATAAACTTGAATCTATTATTTTAATCTTATTGTTTGGACCACTACACAAAACGCCTGTTTTTTCGTCAAAGAAAAATGTCTTTGTCTTGTGTTCATTCCATACCTGCGAAAGTCCATAGTCTACATTTCTTTCTGGTAAGGGGTCGCAGGTCCACAAATAATTACCCTTTTTAGGCACACCCTTTCTATTCTTCATAAAAACGGTGCAGTTTCTAAGCCCTTCAATTTGAACCATTTGCCAATTATCTGATATGGAATCCCACCACCCAACATCATTCATTGTGATTTGTTGTTGTGGTGTTTCTTCTCTAATGAAAATAGAGCATTGGTCTACCTTATCATATAGTGCGCCTATTGATGGAAAGTAGACTATGAATAATGGCGCACGGTTGCGAATAAAACGAATTGCTTTGATGACCCCGAATATGGTTTCATCTTTTCTAAAAATTGGTTGTCCAGAAAGAAAGGATTTCTTAACATAGCACTCAACGTAAGGTGTAGAAACAATCATAATTATCTCCTATCCTTTCTTTCTTGAATTAATTTTTGTTTTAAATTTTCCCGTTCTTCCGTTGTTAAACCCCTAGCAGAAGGCATTGTGTTTATTTCCCTTTCAACATCTAGAGACAAACGCATATTTTCATCCTCGTCGCTATCTATGTAAGAATGTATAGTTTGAATAATTTTTTTAACACTATGATTATCAAGCATTCCATCTTCTATAATTTCAACAATCCACCAATTTCTTCCGTATATTTTTCCAATTTTTTCATACCTTTGTTCTACGTCTATTAGTTCTTGTTCTAAATCTTCTTGTTTTACTTTGTCTAAAAAACCTTCAAAATAATACTTTCTAGCAGAAATGCTTTTTTTAATCACATTCTTCCACATGGTAATCACTTCTTTTTACTATTACCCCAGTTCTTTGCCCCCTTCTTTCTACATTGAACTAGTGCGCCAGAAGCATAAGCAGAAGGCCATTTCTTATATCTTCTTCTAACCTTGTAATAACAGGCATCTCGCTTGACTTTGCTTTTCTTTTTCTTAGCCCGCTTTGAACCCTTCTTGCGACGAGCCTTACTTTTCTTTTGTAGTATGTCTTGCCACTTCATGTATATTCCTCCCTCATGGTTTCTATATTATATTCTAGGAAATTTATCATTTCTTTAATATCTGGATTTGGTTTCCTTAACATCTTAAGTAATTCTTCCATATAAAAAAGCAGTTGCTGTAAAGCCATCAGTTCATCGGAAGTTTCTCTAAAGTCTTCACTCGCTTTTTTTCTCCAATCTTCATTTTTAATAAGAGTCTGCCAAATATCAATCACCATCCAAATAATAAATAACTCTTTTCTTAAGTTTTAGAATCTTATCAACATCAGCCTTATAGGTATCATATTTACTCTTCAAGTCCATACCATTTGTAGAATCGTTGCCCAACAGGACATATGAATCGTCGGAGGCAATTAACTCACAAGCCACTAATTTAGTAGCCGCATCTTCAATAACTGCGGGAACTCTTTGATTACCATAGGTGTATGTAACCTTAATTGAATGCTTTCTTCTAATTGGGTAATCAGACCTAAAGAAAATATCTCCAGTATCTCGCATATCCCACCAATCTTGGTTTCTGTCATATTCTTCCTTATCAGTAAAATCTGTTTTGCTAATACCAGAACCACTAACTGCAATTGTGCAATTTTGTCCATCAGAACCTGGCAATAAAGACACAATTGTTACTGTTTCATCTTCTTCCAAATTAGCATAAAAGAAATCCGAAATATTACTTCCGCTAGAAGATAGTGATTTGTTAGTAGTAGCACCCGTAAATGGTGCAGTAATGCTAGGTGGCTGTTCGTTAATCAAATAACACAATTCCATAGCAGTAGTTCTTTTACCAAAAGTTTTGTTAAACTCCCCCGTTCCCGTTCCTGCTGTTAATGTCCACGTTGTTCCACCTGCCGTCAAAGTTACACTTGTTACGTTAGTGTAATCGCTAATTGTAACTGTGGCTACGGCTGATGCTAGGTCTTTGTAATTGTTTCCCTCCCATGTAGCAATACGGATAATCTTCCTAATATTCTCATTTTCTAGTCTAATTTTACCCACATAGTCAGAATAATAACTTCTCCACTTGTCGTCAAAATCAAAGTCATGGAATTCATTTTCTACCAAATTTTCTCTCCATGATGAGTTTGTAGTTTCGTCAATTAAATCTTCTGCTCTCCTAATTAAATCTCCAACCTCTTCTAATGTAGGAGAAGTAGCCGAGCCTGAACTAGCGGAAATAAAATCAGCAATACCCAATAGTGCGGCTACTTTAACAGCAGTAGTATAACTGCCCACACCACCATCATAATCCACGACACTAAGAGAAATGTCGGATGGGGTTACTATCTTTACCATGTTTATTACTCCTATTACTTATTTATTACTTTATCGCATTACCAACTGTATTTACAGCCTTTCTAATATCTTCTAGAGTATTTAGTAGACTTCTACCAATCATCGTTTCTAGGTTAGGATTAATTCTTTTATCACCCAATGGTGTTATACCATATTGTGTGCTTCCTTTACCGTAATTAATTGACCTCTTTGTTAATTGTGGTCTAACATTACCTTCCACATTGTATTCTGTTTCTATCATTATTTTACCATATGGGTTTATTTGCCCTTCCATGTTTAATAAATTAGCCTCAATTTCAACTGTTAGTTTTCCAAATTTAGTTACATCGCTAAGAGCAGTTCCAGAAAATGCTTCGGCAATCGCCTTCATAATTACATTATAATGCTCCCCGTCACCATATATGTCCTGCATAACCTTTTGTGTTTGTTCTATATTTATTTTTGGCAATAGTGCCTTAATCGAAGATACAACAGCGGGGGTTAGATTTTGATAGTCATATCTTTTTAGTGAATCAGCGACTTGTCTTGTTATGCCCAATTTGTTAGTATCAGACTCAACCATTCCATCAATCATACGGAAAACTTCTTCATTTGAAGGAGGTTCTACATAGTCAGGACTTCTCAATTCCTTCATAATTATTGTTTCCATAACATTTTCAAACAATGCGTAGACTTCAGGTAAATCATTATCCTGTGCCAACATTTCTCTTCTAGTTTTTTTAGCCGCCTCTAAATCTTTACCAGAAAGTCCTTCATAACTTCCCGTTGCAGATTCGTAGACCTTTTCCATTTCAGTCAGTTTGGTGTTCATATCATAGAGAAGTTCGCTCAGGCTATCGCTAATATCTTCTAAATTTTCGTCAAAGGCATACTTTTTCATCTTAGGAATAAATTGATTCTCGTCTTCCAAAACGTCATCTATTTCGTTCAAAAATTCAATAACAGGTTCATATTTATCTTCAACATCACTTGGGGATAAAACCAAACCTTGATAACTTTCAATATCAACATTAAAAGCACTTAGCGTTTCCTCAGACAATTCTTGGGTTTGTTCATCGGTAGTGTCCAAAACTCTTTGTTCTTCAAATTGTTCTAATTCTGAAACTACATCATCTACTGTTAGTGCTTTAATCAAACCGTATAATTTATACATATTAAGATGAACATTGTTTGCATTTAGTCTAGAAAACATAGTCTTCATTTGCTTTCTAAAATCATCATCGGTATTTTTAATTATTTCTTCAAATCTTACCCTTAAACTTCTAGAATCATCCCGTATCTTCTTACCTTCCTTGCCCAAATTAATTGTCTTTCTATCTTTTAGAACCTGCTTTCTTCTTTCAGCAGTTCTAATAACAGATTCACCAAACTTAACTGTATAGGGTTTAAAATCAGGTATTTCAATTTTTACTTTCTTTGAAAAATCCCTTTCAGGAATTTTATCTTTAAGGTATTGTGTAAGGTCCATCTCATTGAGATAGACAGACTCCATAGTTTGAGCCGCACCCGTTTCTTCCATTTTAGCAGGTGTAACCATTTCTCTTTCAGTAGCCGTTTCTACAATCTGTTCTATGCTTTCGTCAAACTCTGATTGCATTTGTCTAAATGAAGGAACACTATCAAACCAATTCTTTTTAATGAAGTCAGCATATCCTTCAATGGCGTTGTTCATCAAATTCTTAGCCTTTCTTTTAAAGGCAGGGCCGTATGTGGTATTAGCACTAACTTCAACCAAAATCCTTATCAATTCGTTAAATTCTTCATCGTCTAATTCATTTAAATCTAAAACGAATTGAGAACCATCATTACCTTGAAATATTTCACTATCAACATTTCTTAGTAAAACCCTAGCCTCATTTTCAGTAAATCTCAAAGAGTCAATGGTTCTATAAGTGTTAGGACTTTGACCGTATTCAAATTCAAAGTCTTGACTGAATATGCCACTAATGTAACTATCAATTGCGTTAGAAACTAGCAACTCCATACCGACAACCATAGCCTCGATATTTACCTTTTCGTTTTCCTTAATATACTCACTAATTTTATTGCCCAATTCACTTCCCAATACTTCCCCACTAGCACCTTTTACCTGCTTTTTAGCAAAGGAAATAGGCAACAATTGTCCAAAGTATTCTTGAAAGTCTTCATCATACACATCAAAAAATGTAATAAAATCTAGATTAGTCTTTTTCTCATCCAACAAATCTCCAACCTTAAAGGCCATAATTTTATCATAGGAGGCCGACTCAACCTTAAACGGTTCACCATCAACCTCTTTCATTGTAAAGACCATTTTATCATGTTCTTGTGCAAAGTCCAAATGCTTTTGCAAATTAGCAACCGATTCTTCATCAAAATATTCCTGTATAAAAGATACAAGAGATTGGTCTTTTAGTTTTTCTAAGGCATTTGTGTTAATAGAATCAAATTCGGCATCATCATAACCACCCACTCGATGATTTCTGGTCAAAAATGTAACCATATTTTTTAATTTAAATGGCGTTAGAGCATCATCAATTCTTTTCTTCAAACTCTTATTAACCTTAGAAGCCTTATACATAACGTATGCTACAATGGCCTCTTCTGAAAAACCCGCATTCCAATCCTTTCTAGTAACAATGTCGCCACTACCTGCTTTAAGGTCATCGGGCTTAATGTAGCCAAATTCTGGTATGGTTGTCATTCTTTAGCCCCCTAATTAGTAAGGGCAAAGATTTCAAGTGTGGTAAAGTTATCAGCAATAATCTTAATACCATTTCTACAAATAATGTCAAGACCTCTAATTACATCGGAGGTATCTGCGGCTATTTTGAATTTAGCAATTTGATTTGTAGCATCAATAAAAGTTAGCAAACCTGCCACTACGTTTCCTCCTGTTGTAGATGCACTTAATTCAAAGGTCGTTGCATCTGTAATTGAAGAAATTGTAGCACCATCAGGAATACCTGTCCCTGTAACAAACATACCAACAGCCAATCCCGTAGTATCAACAGTAGTAATTGTTGGGTCGTTGTTATAATTACATGGCACAGTTACATCAGCAACCGTATTATCAAATACGTTAATTACTGAGGCTGTTCCACCATTGTAATAAATTAGTCCGTCAAAGTTTCCACCCGTAGTAGATAGAATTGTGTTCGCTGTTATTTCTGTTGAATTCATAGGCATATTATCATCTCCTTAGTTATACGCAAAGATAGGTAAGTAATAAAACTTACTCTTCTTCACTTAATAGGCCAACAAGGTCAGACTTGTTTTGCGACAATTTGAATGGGATTCCCAAAGAGCGCAAATGTTCTTGCAATTCTCTCTTTGTCATACTATCTAAGTCGGGGAGTGGAGAGGCTGTATCATCGGAAACTTCCTCAACAACCTCTTCCACTTCCTCCACAGTTTCTTCCAAAATGGTAAAACCGTTTCTTAGAAAAATACCACGCATTTCTTCATCAGCATCAAATTCTTGATTACCGAGATATGACCTGCCGAGAACAATTTTTGTTCCTCCCGTAGTATTTTTTACTCTCACTTAATCACCTCAAAGCAAACCATATAGTCTAACTCTTACTGTTGTATCAGTAATATCGCCCTCAGCCGCAGCATTTGTTCCATCCATAGCGGTAAAAAGCAATTTAAAAGTGCTAGAACTAGCATATGCTCCCGATGCTGATACTTGAACATCTACGTCATAAGTAGCGGGTAGTGAATTACCCGTCAAAACTACTTGACTAATAGATGATAGTCCAAAATCAGATGCGTTAATTACTTCTCCACCTGCTGTTACTACTGTTACTGTTACATAAGCGTCAGAATAATATTCATGTCCAACAACCTTAGGTCCAGAAAAACCTGCATGGTCATTTAATTGTGTTACTGTATGTGCCAATTAAATCACCTCATTGAAGGTCAATAATCTTTCCTTGTCCTCTAAAGTATGTGCAGACAGTTTCAGCAACGGTTCTGTAAAGTCCTCGATGACCCAACTTACCGTGTCCGAAAACATCAGCATTAATTCCACCTTCAAAGTATTCAGTAGGCTTTAGTGTGCAAAGGAACAAATGGTCAGTATCTAGAATTAGCATATCTGAAAGACCTGCTCCACCATTCGGCATATCCTTAACTGGGATAATAGGAATGTCGTGATAAGTAGCAACACGGAAACCAACCTCTCGGCCAGAAACACCCTTAATTCCTGAATGGGAAGGAACAACTTCTGTTCGACCCATGAATCTTTCTTGTGCTTGTAGCAATTCGCCCAAAGTCTGAATAGTATCATATCCTGTTAGAATAACCTTAGGGTCTCCGCCTCTTGCCATGAGGTTTCTCAAAGCAGTATTTAGGAGATTAACCGTTAGGTTTCTATCAGTTCCTGAGTTAGAATCAACGTAAGACTCAAGGTATTCTGTTCCCGAAGATGCTCTTGTTTGTCCATACAAATCATTCTTGTTTGCGTAATTGGACATTGCGTTAGTTTCAGCGTAAGTAGCAATAATCTTATACAAAGGTGTAAGAATATCATCAGCACCACTAAAACCAGAATGGTCAAGACCCTTTCCTGCCGTAGCAGTCAAATCCTGCAAAACCATCGCATTCATAACTTCAGCGTGAGTAATACCAACTTCTTCACGGTAATTAGCAATAAGGTCGCCAATACCATCGTCAAGACCTGCCATAAGTTGAGCAATTTCAGAAATCTCAAAAGTATGTGCAATTGTCTTAGGCGTTACATTTAGAGTTGTGTATTCTGGTCGAACATTTGTAATGCTAGAAAGTGCTGCGTTTTCTGCAACACCGCCCAAATCATCAGCATCAGAAACAGAGAAAGTGTCATCTGCACCGCCAATAGCACGGGACTTTAGCATTCTCCAACCGCTAGATTTCCACGGCTTCTTAGGAAGCATAGAAAGTGCATTCATTTCACGGTTAATCATTGACCAAACTTTTTGTCCATAAACAATGTTGTAAAGTTCAGTTGTTTGTGAATCGCCAGATGAACCAGTAGAATAGTGTCTACCCTCAATACCTGTTGTTGCGCCTGTTGCTTTCAAAATGTTGTCGCTTCCAATACCATAGGTTGCTCGCTCCATATCTCCGATAGTCTTAAAATATCCAGTCATGTTTAGTTACCCCCCTTCAAACGGGAAAATTCATTGTGTGCTTCTTCCCATGACATATTGGCAACGTCGCCAATTGTTACGGTATTAGCCTCTCTTTGTTCTGCCTTTGCAATAACGTCGCTCTCCAAAGATTTCTTTAGTTCGCTTAGTTCATTAGCAAGAGAACCGATTGCTTCTTGTGCATCAAACTTAGCCTTTTCAGACTCAGCCTTTTCAACACGAAGTTCTTCCTTGTAGCGGTTTTCAAATTGTTCCTTGATAACTGCATAGGCTCTCTCTTCTTCCTTTTCGGCTCTAAATGCTTCATATGCCTTTTCGATGTTAGATGGTGATAGGTCTAGGGTTGAGATTTCCTCAGCCTTTCGACTCATATTATAATCACCCGCTTCATAGTCTTCCATTTCAACGGTCTTTTCATCGTCATCATAATCAGCCTTTGTTTCTTCATCAACATCCTCCATTTCGAGGGTGTCGGCTTCTTCCTCTCGCATACTATCCATAGATTCGACATCTTCGCCTTCTTCCTTTAGGATAGTTTCCTTAAGTTCTGCCATTACTTCATTAAACTCGCTTAGTGCTTTTTCAATTTCGCTCATATTTTTGTCCTCCTTTACAATATTAAATTTGGCTTCAGGGTTAATCCCTTCTTCACAAATGGTAATCTCATGCAATTCAAGTTTATCAATTTCTTTATATGTTCCCGCATCGGAATCATATTTATTGGTCTTGTTAATTGCTTGACCACCAATTGAGAAAGAACGAAGTTTACCACGACGAATATCCCTCGCAACATCTTTCGCTTTCTCAATATCATTTCTTAATTTTATCACTACAAAAAACCCTGTATCATCAACGCCTGTTTTTAGGACTTTACCATTGGAATCTGTATATTGGTCTACTACTTCTCCGACCTGAACATTAGAATGTGTAATCATCACATTTCTATATCTATCTTGCTTCATGAATTTATCAGCCGCTTCCTTAATTGCGCCCAATGTAATCTTATCATTTTGCTTATCTACAACATCTACTGATGCGTAACCTGCAATTACTGTGTCTTTATCCTCCTTGAGAATAACAAGTTCTCCCCCACTATGTAAGTCATCTCCAAACATAGGTGTCCTTAACTGCATGATATTATATTTGTATGTTCGACTATATTAACCTTTCTTGAAAAATGGGTCAATTTTTGTCATAAATATCTATTTTTCCTTCATCTGATGAATCGGGTGTCGGTTTATTTTCATACCCTGTCCATGCTAAAAACATCTCTTTGCCGTCTACGGGCAAATATCTAACGTGGAGTTTAGAAACAATGTCCTCCCCCTTGATAATATACTCATGGTAATCATTTCGTTGTGCGCCTAAAATCAATTTACCTTTGTCCAATAGAATTTTTTGCTCTAAGTCTTTAGTAGCAGTAGCGGGATATTTACCTGCCTCCCCCAAAAGGTCATACACTTCTTCATCCGAGTTGGTGTCAATCTTCCAAATCATCTTATCATCTTTGTAATCAATTACAAAGTAGAGATTACGGTCATTATTAGCCCATAGTTGAAATTTACCATTTCTTTCTACTGCCTTTGCCAATGTATCACTATCATAGGAAAAACGGGTAGAGCCTGTTGAGTCGCTTCTGAATTCAATCCCGTATGCTTTACCGCCTCTCTTTAACCTATTTCGCATTTCTTTTAATCCATTCTTTTCACCGAATAAACGATTCATCATTTTAGGGTCATACTTTACGGCTTCCCTAAAAACCTGCTCATCATTCAATGACCTATTTTCCAACAATTGTTGAACGAAGATAAAGAACTTCCCATTGTCTTTACCATAAGCGGCCTTTAATTGTTTTTCCCACATATCCTTATTGATTAGAGCATTTTTGGACATAAGGTTTTTATCCTTAAATCCGTGAAACACAAAACCGTCAAGGTCTAAACCTGTGTCAAATTTAGCCACCCCATGAACATTATCGGTAATTGTATATGATTTTGTTAGAGCGTCAATAGTATAATCTCCCAAACTTTTCTTTCCATCTTTTGTTAAAAATTCTAGGGTGATTAATTTTTCTGGTTCAGCCGCTTCAGGGATTTCGTGAAATTTAGAATTAAAAAGTGAGAAGCCCTTTTTGGGATTGCCCATAATTTCATCAGCCTTCACTCTAATTACTTTACCAACCTCTACTTCTTTATTTGTATTTGTTGTTTTCCCCAAATTCATATAGAATTTACCTTCAAGTTCAAATGCCTTTGGGGTATCTTCTTCAACAGGACCGACACCAATTGTATAACCAAATGTGCCATTTTTATTTTCCTTGACTTCAAGAACCATCACATCGAGGTCTACAAATTTTTTCCACTTAATCCATTTAGGGTTTTTCTTCTTACCAATAATATAGGAAGACTTTGCATCCTTAATCACTACACCTTCTGATGTAGGGTTATTCATAATCTCCATAGCATACTCTTCAATCTCTTCCATTGAATCGGCTTCTCTAGTATTTTTCTTATTAGGAAACATTACTCGCTCGTCGGAATGTGCTGAAAAATTTGAAATTAGAGTTTGCATTCTGTCCTCTAGTTTTTCCATAGCAATAGATTCATCTTCAAAATACATTATGTCAAAAATGTGAAGTTTAATATCTCCTTCGGATTCTACCTTTCTGTTAATATATGCGAGAGTATCGGCTCTAACCAATGGGTCATCCCCTTTGTAAAGAACCGCTTCCCCATCTAGAATACAATTAGGAAATGTTCTCTCCTCAAGAACCTTCACACACTTTTCAAACTTGTTGGTAATATCTCTTCCGTTGAAACTGTAAATTTTAACCTCATTATTAAACTTGTGAACCTGCACTCTAAGACCATCATATTTTTCTTGAACGAAAAAATCCCCCGTAAAACCGTTAATTTCTTTCATGTCCTCAATATCAAATATGCGATACATGGGCTTGTTAGGTTCAATAAATTTTTCTGGCTTATCCTGCTTTACAATTTCAACAGGTGCTTGTTCTGTCATAAATTGTTCATACAATTTTTGCCCCTGTTCCATTGTATTATAAGAATCATCGGAATATAAAAGGCTTGTATCAATATTAGGAAACCTTTCTTTAATTGCAGGGTCTTCCAACATCTCTCTTAACTCGACAACCAATC